ATTATCCGAAATCAGCAGGTTCGCTGTTGCTTACGGATAGTCCACAAAAAAGCGCGGACATTCTTGTTGGTTTAGAGGTATCGCCAAACACCTACGGACTAACAAGGAAATGCCCACGCTATGCGCAGGCATTTACCATCGTTTTTAAGTCCGTTATGAAATTGGCGATTTCCTAAACCTCAAAACAATAGCAAACGCTATATTATCAATATTTTCTCAAAGGTACAAAAATATTTTCACATAGCGTGGCTATTATCATAATAGGCTTAAAATTCGTTTTACCGATGTTAAATAAACCGCCGAATCAGGGGTAAAATCTTTTTCCGCAGCAATACTACAATGACGATGATTGCGACCCAAAAACCGCGTATTTGCGTCTGTTGCCACCAAGTTAATTTACGTTCGACCTCTACGATCTTTTCGACCTCGACCTCTCTATCCCTATAAACGATGCTATCCCGATATTCTATCGGTCGTTGCGTCGGTATCTCTTGATCCTCCTGCTTATTTTCGAGCGAGTGGGTCAGCGATCCGTCGGGGTTTATCCTTGCATCCGATACGGCCGCCGAGGTTTCGAGATGGCTTGAATCCTGCCGAACGGTTTGTTCGGTTCGCTCGGCTGGCAGTCGCACCCGTACTGTGTCGGGAATCCATATTGTGCGGTACTTGATCTCTATATGGAGGCTGTCCCGCGTCCCGGTCGAGGTCGTTAGATGCTTGCAGGGACAGCAGGCGGTCATGATTGCGAGAATGATGATAAGGAGGGTATGTTTCATAGTGATCTATGCCTTAAATTCGTACACTTTCTGTGTGATGCCACTCTGCGGGAGCACGTCGAAGTGCAGCCATGAGACGCCGCCCTCGATGCGGATGTTGCAGGGGAACGCCGCAGGTATCATCCTAATACGACTTCGGGCTTGCTCGGCCGTCATACCCTGCACGGTGAAATCGCCCGCCTTGCCGAGCAGGTGGGATGACAGATAAACCGCCGTCTTGCCTTTCACCATCTGACACATATTGCAGCGTAGCCCCCGCTGATGAGTGCCGTGCGCGTGGTTATTGCAGAACATCGGCCGTTGCAGGATGTCCCGCCGTATGATGAGCAGGCAATGCAGAAAGTCGGTATCGAGGAACTGCCATGCTTTGTCGCCCCATTTCTCGAACGTGTGGTTGCATACCAGCTCGTCAATGTCGAAATACTTCTTGATCTCGGATAAAATTTCGTCCCGTGTCATATCAAATCCATGCGAAAAGTTGAACAATCAAGCCTCCGGCGACCGTATAGGCGAGGTCGATGAAGTCCCAGCCTTTGTATAGGTATTGGTCGAACGCTTCCTTTGCGATTCCGGCGGCGATGGCGAACGCGAGACACCATCCCGCCGTGCAGGGGATGACGAGCGCGAAGAACGCCGCGATCAATGCCCCTGCGATGAAATGCAGGAGCTTGTCGGGGGCGATATGCCCCAGCCATGAAATCATGGCTTTGTAGATTTTGATGATTGTCTCCATAACTATTTGTATTCAGGTAGAATGTACTGGATGAGGTTCGCGGCGTCGGCCAACTGCTGACGGAGGGTCGTCGGCTGTAATTCGGCCTCGTGGGTGAACCCGCAGAATATCGAACCGATCCAAGCGTGCTCCTCGTCGGCCAGCCGCTTGATGACGGTCGAGCAGCATCCGTTCGTCGTCATGATAGCCCGTGCCCGCTTATCCTTTACGTCCGTTTCGACGTTACGATAGAAGAGGAAATCACGACTTGCCAACTCTGCGGCAAACGCCGCTACATCGGCCATAGGCAACTGTTGGATGTCGGGTTTGATTGCCGAGATGCCGTTGCGCTTCACCTCCAAGCTGATCGACAAGAACAGATTATTGGTGAGCGGGTGCGGTTGGAGGATATATACGCGGTCGGCATTCATGTCGTGCAGAAGTTGCCACAGCACCCCGTATATCTTGGCGATGCTCTCGCTTCGCTTGATTCCTTTCTTCTCTTCGTCGGCTTTCCATTTCTCGATCTTCAAATCGGTCATCTTGTTCTTGGAATACTGATTATAGGCGAACCATGCCGCGAGGATGGTTCCGAGGGCGCTGATGATTGAGGGGAGATATTCCATATATGCAAATGTTTCTACAAAAGTAGTCAAATAGTACCTATTAGGTATTATTTATACCAAAAAATTAAAGCAACGATGCTTCCAAGGCGTTAATCCGATCTCGTGCCTGCTGCCTTTGCGTGCGCAGATCATCAATATCGTAGGGGAGTGTAAGCCCCGCCAATGATGCCTCGTAGCACTTGATGATCTTGTAATCGCTTGCGGCGAGCAGGTCTTTCAAATCCTGAATTTCCTGCCGTACCTTGCGAGTGTCGAATACCGATTCATACCGATACGATATTCTCTCTCCCGCATCATAGGGGATGATGCGGACAACATATCCGTCGGGGCATTCCAACTGCTCGCTATTCACGGGATCGACGGGCTTCCAGCCTTTCGCCGATAATTTCTCGGCCTGCTCCTCAATCGTGATTGTACGGCTCTTGATTTCATCGTCGGCGTCCCGATATTTCTCTATGCGCTCCTCGATGAACTTTGATACGAGGTATCCTCCCTCGTTGATGTATCCATATTCAACCATATCTCAATAAATTAGAAATGCCATCTGCTTACCAGCCATACCTCTTTTCGTACCCCGTTGAGAATGAAAACGGAAAATGTAAACTTCGCCTCCCATCCCTCCGGTATATCGTAGTAGTCATTTGCGCTGATGTCGTCGTGAATATACTGCCCTGAACGTGGTCTGAATCGCATTGTACCCTGTCCTACCTGTTTGGCGAAAATCACTTTGCCCTCCATGCCATCGGACGGAAGATAGACGTTTACGGTATTCCCCTGATTGGTAAGCCCGATACATTGCGTATAACCTGTCGATAGATACATATCGCTATCTACGACGTATTTAGGGTTCAGGATCAAGCCAGCCGCAAGGAGATCGGCAAAATAACCTCCGTAGGCTTTGGCGGTTCCGCTGTTGCTGGCACGCCCGTAAACTCCGGCTATAAGGGTTGCCTCCTGATCGAATGCCCAGTCGTTATCCACGTCGCCATAACCGAGGCCGACGATTGATCCGTAATGCGTGTAGCCGGAAGAGGATGGCAATGCGTTCGTCTTGGGATTGTTGCAAAATACGCCACTTGCCGAAAGATAGGCTACGCCATTACTGTTCCTTGCCGATACCTCGCCCGCTGCTGCGTCGATGTCGATGTCGGATGAGCCGTAGTCGAGGGAGTAATCGCCGCCCGTATAATCCGATTTGAGGTGAATTTTCCCGGTCTTACCGTTGAGATACATCGCAGGGTCGCTGCCGACTTTCATGGAGGATTTTATAATCTCATTCGAGAAATAGAATCCGGCCAGCAAAGCCTCTCCCAAAACGCTCAATTTGTTTTTGATGGTGGCGTTTTCGAGCATCATATTGATCGTCGAAAGCGTATTTGCGACCTTGTTGTTCCAATCCAAATAGCTGTCGGTATTCCCGATGCGAAAGGCATTATTCAGGAAGTCCATGAAGTTGTTGCCGTCGGCCGATACGATCTTATCGGTCGTCATGCGACCGGGCATGATCTCCGTAAATCCGTACAGCGAGGCAAAGCTCCGCTCACCGTCGTATTCGCTATTCAGGACGCCGACAAGGAGGTGGTAGTACCCCGCAACATCGGTCATCTTGATCGCACGGTCGGAAAGGAGGAAAGAGCCTTTTATGGCTGTGGCGGCGCGATTGACCTTTGCATAGAGATAATACTTCGTTTCGCCGTTGGCAAGGTAGGGCGAGAGATATTCGCCCATCTCCCAAACCTTGTACTCCGAATCATCGTGCGACGAGGAGAGCGTATTGATGCCGAGCGTCATGTGCTGGATGAAGCCGTGCGGGATATGCAGTTGCTTCGTCGCGCTGTCATAACTTATCCCGTCGCCTACGGCCGTGAGATCGCTGCGGCTCGCTACGAATCGAAATTGCAGGCTCTCATCTCCGACGAGCATCATCATCGTCTGCACCGTGAGCGGGTTGATGGAGTTCGAGAAGTTATCCATCATCGAATCTTCCAGCATCTCCATCGTCTCCTTGACATCGCGGAACCGCCGCTTGGTATAGCTCACGGCATTTCGGATGTCATTGTCGGTGCTGATCTCATTGTTGCCGATCTCCCGAAGTTGCGACGACAGGCTCTTGCCCGAAACCGAGTTAGAGATTTCGAGGATCGGGGAATACGGCGATGTGAGGTATTCCTTGATGCCCGTGATGCGGATCGAGACGCCATCGGGCACGAATTGTTCATCGCTGAAAAGGATGTAGCCGCCGACTTTCAGATGCCCGCCGACGCGGAGCCAGTTCTTTTTCGCCCATAACCCTTGAAGCGTCCCCGTGAACGTGAATTTCGGGTCTTCATTCTCATAGAGCTTGCGGGCCGCCGCGCGGAACATATCCCATGATGCGCCCGTCTGATCCGCATTGTTGCAGAAATAGGCTTCGGGCAACATGATCCCGAAAACGGCATAGCGATCCCCGACGGCGGGCTTGAACGTCTCATTCGGCATTGTAACCCCGTCGATCTCCTGCGGCACGATCTCAAACCGCCGCTCCGAGTGGTTATATTTGAACTCGAACTGCTTGTCATTGCCCGCGAGCATTCCCGACTGAAAGATGATCGTCGCCGTTTCGCCCTCGATGATGTAATCATTGAAGTTAAGTTCTGCGGGGATCGAGCTGTCGATGATGTCGTAGAAATTCTTTCCGGCGTCGATGCACTCGACTGCCGATACCGTGCCCTCGCGGGAGGGGTATATCTCGGAGCAATCGAGGCTATCCTCCTTGACCGCATCGGAAATCTTGTCGATGCGCTCGATGGAATACCCCTCTGCGTCGGATTGATAGGTGCGGCCCTCATAGACGAGGGTCTGCGACTTCGGTAGGAGCAGTTCCGCCGATCCGTATTTCGAGCGGTCGATATTCCGATCTCCGCCCTGCACATACAATCGCTTAATCGGCAATTCGCCGCCCTGCGTCGTGCGGCCCACACCCGGAACGAATCCGTTGCCCTTGCCATAGGAGAGAGGCAGGGGATCATCCTTGAAGTATTCGACTTTATGCAGAGAAACGGTATAGTCGTTGATCTCCCATTCGGTCTCGAATTTGTTTGCGATGTCCTGCAAAGCCGCATCGACGTAGGTATGATTAAACTCTACCGTCTGCTCGACAGCATCAATGCACGAGCCGACTTTCCATACTCCGGCTCCGTCCCGATGATTGAGGTTCCATACCACCGCCTCGATCAGTTCGTAAGGCTTGGCGCACATCGACCATTTGAGGCGTTTATCAACGGGGTTGAGCATCTTATACAGCCCCATGTTATCCTCCAAAGTTCCGAGGGTGAGCGTGTATTCGATGTTGCGCGTCCCGTTCTTCTTGATGTTTTCGGGCGATCCGAGGGTATATTTCACACCCATAAACTCGCACCACGCCCCGACGGGTATCTCCACAAATTCGGTCAGGGAGAATTTCAGGACGAGCTGCGGTTTGGACATCAGGGAGCGATAGCGGTAGCTGCTATCGCTCTCCTGTACGTCCAGCGTCGTATTGTTGAAATGCAGGGTCAGCATGATCTGTTCTTACTCGATGTTCAGTTCTGCGCAATCGGCGTCGATTTGGGCCTTTAACGCGGCCCTCGCGGCGAGAAATTCCTTGTACGCCGCGATCTTCGCCTTTGCCTCTTCGCTCGTCGTAGAGCCTCCGTAAAGGCCGAGTTTGGCGGCATTGTATTCGTTGATGAGCTTCTGCTCGTCATTTCCGTTCCACATCGCGCCGATGGCGGCCTCCGTGATCTTGTTGCTCGTGATGGTGGCCCATACGACGACCTCGAAGCAGGAGTAATGGATCGTTGCGATTTTGGCAACCGATTCATCCCCGCCATCGGCCATGACTTCGGTTTCGGAGGTCTCCTCCTGAATGTCCCAGCGGTAGATGTAGCTGCCGTTTCCTACGGCCTGAAATTTAGGCGGCCTTGCGTCGTAAAATGCACGTTTCATAAAATTGAGGTTTGATGATTGTTTTTAGTAAATGTTTCGAATCGCTGACTTTCGCCCATCCGAACCAACTGCATAAGCGTTGTTTGTAATCCTTGGCGCTGATATGCAGTTTCCTGTTGAGACGGGCGGCGGCACGGCAGAAATTCTGCTTGATGCTCTTGCGCATGAGCGTTTGAGCGTGGTAGAATACGAACCCTACGAAGTCGAGGCCCCGCCCGTGCTTATCCTTGCGATTCTCGGCGACAGGGAATACCTGCTCATTTCCTTTCAGGGTGAGTTTCAGGCCGCCCAAATACTCCTTGATTTCGGCAAGCAGAGCGTGGAGTTTCTTTTTCGTGGATGCGAAGAATACCATATCATCGGCATATCGGAAATAATACTTTATCCGCTTCACCTCCTTGATCCAATGGTCGAAGTAGGCCAGCATGAGGTTGGCGAAGTATTGGCTCAAATAGTTGCCGATAGGCACACCGTCGGTACTGTCGATGATGGAATCTAACAGATGGAGAGTGGCCTTGCATTTGATTTTGCGTCGGATGACGGATTTTAATACATTATGGTTTATCGACGGGTAGAACTTCCGAATGTCTATTTTGAGGCAATATCGGGAGTTTTCTCGGTCTTTGATGGCTCGTTTGACCGCTCGCATCGCTCCATGTATTCCGCGCCCCTTGATGCAGCTATATGTATCTTTCGTGAATACAGATACCCATATCGGTTCGAGGATATTCATTATCGCATGGTGCATGATACGGTCGGGATAGTACGGCAATCGGAATATGAGCCGTTCCTTTGGCTCATGGATGATGAACGTGCTATATTCGGAAGTTTGGAATGCTTCGTTTTGCAGCGTTTCATGGAGCGCAAGGATGTTGGCTTCCCGATCCTTGTCGTGAATCTTGACGCCATACGAGTTGAGCTTCCCGCGCCTTGCCTTTTCATCGGCGAGACGGAGGTTATCCAGCGATATGATCTTCTCGTATAAGTTACCTACTCGTTTCATTTCAACGCTTTGCTTTTCATAATCGGGGCGTTCAGTAATTCGGAAATTCCGAATTATTTACCAGCTCCTTTTTGAGGTGATGTTTTTTGCCAAGAGGCAGGGTCGTTGTTCTCAAAAGTTCTATATTTTACCTTTCTGAAAATCATTGGCGAGACCCGATATTCGCATTCGTATTCGAGGGCGTGTTATTCGAATTCGCATACGAAAACCCGGCATTCGAGCTGTTATTCGCATTACCGCCGAAGAGGACACCTCGCAAGAACAACCAACCTTTTTTGCATTCCTATTCCAAATAATATCGCGGCCCCGATGCCCGCATCGTTACCTTGCGCGGAAATTTGTTCATCTCCCGAATCTTGGAGAGAACATATTTGATCTCCCGTGAATTGGTGAAAAATTTCAGCGCGTCGCGGTCGGGATCATCCCGATTCATCTTGATCTTGACAAGAGTGCGGTCAGAGCCGAATTTCGTTTTCACTCCCTCGATGTAGTCGCAAATCCAAAAGGAAATGTTAATCAATTTCTGCTGCGTCGTTTCCTTGCAGTTGAAATGCTTGTTGGTCTCATCGGCGGGAATTTGCAGGAAATCCAGCGAGCCGTCATCTTCTGTCGGATGTTGATAATTCTCCATTGTCGTATCGTTTAATTTTTGGCCGAGCGTGTCGTGATGACGTTATGCGGGTAAAAAGCAAAGGCGAGACCCGATAGTCGCAGACGTAACCGAGGGCGCGTAACGCGAACCCGCAGACGAAAACCCGGCAGCCGAGCCGCCATACGCACAACCGCCGAAGAGGACACCCCGCAGAGCTTCCGTCGTCGGAATGTTGGTATAGTGGTAGTCGCAGAAATAGGTCGTAGTACCTGCTCCGATTGTTTCGGGCATGATCTCTCCGCCCTCGCCGAAAATCACTTCTTTGACATATCCCTCTGCGCGGGCCTCGTTGCCTACATGGGCGTAGCCGTCGTAACCGCTATCCGAGAATTTGGCCGGATCGGTGCATACGAACACCTTGCTCAACCCGTCGCCGCCATTCTCCTCGGTGGGGCTGATGCGGATGTTGATGCCGTCCGTCCATTGCCAAATGTGGCCGAAAGGATTCTCGACACCGCGATAGCGGGGAACCATGACCGTGCAACGGGTCGATCCGTCCTCATTGATGACGGGGTATGCGACCTCGCCTGTGCCGTTTCCGAGTTCGTCGGTATGGCCGCAGGGGACGAAAGGATATACGCCGTTATATCCCGTCCAATCGACCATATTCGTTACGCCCGCTCCGAGGCCGCCCTGCGCGTAGCCGTTGCTGTCCTTTGCGGCATTGAATGTAGCCTGCGAGTTGAGCGTGGCATATTCGATCACGAAAAGCCAAAACAGCTCCTTGTGGATGTCGTAGGTCATGCAGTTCCATTCCGTCGAACCTGCCTTGCGCTTGCGGGCGTAGTTGCGGAAATTCGTGCGGGAGATTACCGTCGCCGGGCGTCCGAGGAACGTGCGATATGTCCCGTCATACGCCGTATTGTTATTGCCGCCTCGGTAGTCGGCATCCATATTCACGACCGAGCAGAGGGTTGTTGTGCTGCGCTTCACCGTCGCCTCGTATGCCGAAACATACCTCTTGCCGACGACATGATAGCCGGGGAGGGGGTACTCGCTGATCCGCACTCGCCGCTTCGTGCCGTCCGTCTCGAATTTGCGGTAGTGCATAGGCAGCTCGACCATGACCTGTCCCCGCGATCCGTCGCGTGTCTGACCCGTCCAGTTGGCAGGATTCAGATATTCGACGACCTCGCCGTTGTCATCGAGCAGGCAGCCTTTCATCCGGCTGTGGATCGGCAGGCTCTTGTGCAGGGAGAGGTTGCCGATGCGCGTGCATGTCGGAGATGATACGGCGGTATCGAACTCGATGCCGTAGCTGCACTCGTCCTCCATATACGGCAGGAGCGTTGCGAGGGCGGCCTTTTTGCTCTCGCCGTCCTCCAATACCTCGCAGATGAGGTTGAACGGGTTGGTTTCCGATACGTTGGGCAAGTCGCTCAATCGCTTGCCGTTCTGAAAAGCCTCGATAATCTGTTCGAGGATAGCTTCTTGTTCTGCTGTCATAACTATTTGTTGTTTAAGAATTTGAAAACAGTTTTGCCTTTCGTTGCGATGAACGTCACCGACGATGCGGTATTCAGTCGCATTTTCTTCTGCTTGCGGGATGCCGCCCATTGGCGCAGCCGCCGCGATAGGGATATGAATACCGATGCGATCATACCTTTTCGACGTAGGTTCCAGCACCCCAATAGAGGTCGTGAGTGTTGAGAATATCCGCATTCGGAGCAATCGCCGCGATTGCCATCGGCGACCAATCGTTGAGAACTACCGGGGCGTCGGAGAAATCCTCGTCCTGATAGCATTTTACGCTCAATACGGCGTCCACGGTGGAACTGCTGTATTTGGGCCTGATGTAGATCGAGAACGGCGTTTCATTCGGCAGGCTGAAACCCTCTGCGAGGCTCTCGATCTTGCCATGCGAGAGGATGCGCCCGCCGTTCATAAATTCGCTGATGTAGCCTTGTCTTCCCATAGTTTGATGTTGTTTTTAGTTGAACCTGAAATTACCGTTTGCCGTGAGGCGGATCGACGAGAGCGTTACCAATCTGACCGTAGGCTTCGAGACTTTGATCTGAATCGTCTTGTAGAGGGCTACGTTGCAGGTCGGGATAACATGGATGATGCTGGTTCCGGCGGCGAGGATCGTGATGCGTCCGTCGGGAGTTACCGATACGGCCTTATCGTCGCCGAGGAACAATACATTCGGCTTGACGCTGGCCGGAGCGAGCGTCGCGCGGATGAAATTCTCCGCCATATTGCCGACCAGCAGGCGCGAGGGGTATTCTACCGTCATCGCCGTAGGCACGAGGTTCAGAGGCTCTAACTCCGCAGCGGCGGCGATTACCTCCTCGCAATCCTCTTTGGCGGCATTGGCTTCGGCGGCGGCATTGTTCGCATTCGCCGTCGCGGTATTGGCGGCGGTCGTCGCCGCCTGCGTCCTTTGTGCGGCATTGTCAGCCGTCTGCGCTGCGGAGTTTGCCGCGCTGGTGGCATCGGTCGCATCTTTCGTCGCCGACTTCATCCCATCGACAACCGCTTGGATATATTCGAGCGATACCTTGACGCTCTTGTTGAGCGCATTGACGCCGATAGTCCATAGTCCTTTGAATGTGGTGCATTCGGGAAGCTCCGATATTTTCTTCTTTATCATTGGCTTGTGTGTTAAATTCGGAAAACAATAAGGCCCTCCTCCGGCTCGGTCATCACCATCTCGCTATCCTCGGTGGCAAGGGCGCAGTAATTTCCGTCGGGCCGTGAATCGGGGAATGTCAGGCTCACGGTGAACTCGCACCAAACCTTTCCGTTTCGGCGGATGTCGAGGCGAGATACCGAACAGCTCTTGTAATAGCAATTATACTCTTCCAATGTATTGTCATTGTAGAGCTTGCGTAATTCGGGCTTCAAGAGGGCCGTAAAAAGCGCATACCACCGCTCCCAAAATTGAGCGACATTATCCGCGTAGATAAAGAGCTTCATCGCAACGTCTTTGGTCTTGTAGAGGACGTTTTCATCGTCATAGATCACTCCGGCGTGGTCGGCGACGCTCACTTTCAGATTCTCGCGGACATTCGGGGCTTTCTGAATATTGCGATCCGTGCCGTCGAGGACATAGACCCCGAAGCGGGAGAAATCGACATCATCCAGCTCGTAGCCTTTCTGCTTGAATCCTGCGGGGGACGCCGCATAGGGTGCTTGGTTCAGGATCACGTTATATTCGCTCAAACTGTCGAGATCGGTCTCGGCGGTCGGATATACCGGCGGGAAGTCGTCGGCGAAGTTCAGCGTGATCCGTCCGAGGCGGATATTCGCGGAGATGGACGGATTCGTTACGAGCCGCAGCTTGTAGGATTTGCCCATTTCCACGAAGTCGAAGATATGATACGCCCCGTCGGAGAGTAATTCAAACAGGTCGCTTGCCCCTGCAATATCGGTGATGCAAAACGGTATCGAGAATGTCCTGCTGTCGAGAATCGGATTGGTGAGGTCGGTTTCCGCGCCGTCATATTCGAGCCATTCGGTGCTGTCTAATTTCTTGAATGACGGCATCTGTACGAGTGCTTTATACCCGTACTGCTCTACGAAGATGCCGTATTCGGAGAACGCATCCCGCTCGTCTATGAACAGCTTCCCTACCATAGTATCGAGGCGTTGTCTTGAACGGTGTAACTGACCTCGGAACTCTTGTCCTTTTCGACCTTGACGACCGAATATCCCGATGCCACTACGGAGGCGTGCGCCCCGTGCATCAGAAACAGCCGATTTGCGGCGGTTTCACGGTATTTCAGCTCGGCGGTGGTGTCTCCTATCAAAAAGACTTTTCGAGCCTCTGAAAGCGAGATTTTGCCGCAGTCGATATACACGCCGAATCGCTCCGGGTGGTGCTTCTTGAACTTGCGGAGGGTGGCGATGTCGGGGAAGCCGTAGGTCGTGAGAAATTCTACGCCGCGAGGCGTGAACATCAACTTGACGACCTCTTCAAGAGTTTCGTCGCCCTTGAACATATCGCAAGCGCCGAGCTTTTGAGCCATCTCGAATTGCGCATCACGAATGCACATGGATTGAGCCGCGAATTTGGCGGCTTTCCATTTTTTCTGCGTCTCTTTGATAAGTTCTTCCATCATTACGGTTTAATCTTGATTCCTCGACTGCTGATGTCATCGACCGTATCTTTGATGTCTTTGACATTCTTGCCCATGTTGTCGAGCTTGATATTGGTGTCGGAGGTGTTTTTCTCAATTCCTGCCAGTTTGTCGAGTACCGCATTCCCCGTCCGATTGAGGTCTGCCATGCCTTGCACGAGGGTATAGGTGTGGCCTTGAATGGTCGTCAGGCGGGCATTGTTCTCATCGACGCTATCCTGCGACGCGGTGGCGATGCCCTTACTCGTCCCCTCGCGCTCGGTTTCTCCGATCAAAAGATTTTTCAATTCATCGGGTAAATCCTCCATCCCTTTGGAAATATCTTGCACGACAGCGTTCAGCTCATTTGCAAATCCTGTAAGACTTCCCTCGACCGCATCAAACCCTTTGAACCTGCCGTCTTCTCCAAACCACTTTTTTTTGTATCGGTCGAAAATATCTCCGATTGGCTTTTCGAGTAGTTCTTGAATCATCATCCGTTTCAGGATGTCGGCAACAATATCGTTTACCTTTGCGCCCCACGCTTCGGCAGCATCTTCGCCATCTTTGAATGCGTCAAAGAATGCGTTGCCGAGTTCGCTCGCCAAATCCTCTGCGGTATAGCCGATGATGTCTTCCAGCATCTCGTTGATGATGGCCGCCATCTGCTCGGCGTTTTCTCGAATTTGGTTCTCCCAATCTGCGATCTTGCCGTGATCGGTCTTTTTCTTACTCTGCTCCTCATTGATCTGTTTCTGAATGAGGATTTGCTGCTCGGCAAGGTTTTCGAGCTGCTTGCGGCCCTCGTCGTATTTCTTGCCTCCGAGGGCTTTGTCTGCGGTGTATCCGACCTTGGCATACTCATCGGCGATCTTCTCTACGGACTTCTTGTAGACCTCGTTATCGTACCGCATTCGGGCGAACATCCGCGTCCATGCGTTGCCGTACTGCTGGGATGTGAGGTGCAGCCGCAGTACCTCCTGCGTGGTATCGGCGTAGATGTCGCGCAATCTCTGTACGGCATCCCCGACCTTGTTCTGCAATCGAACTGCATCGGCATTGTCGAGTTCCCATTGCAGTTGGTCGATGCGGCGTTGCAGATTCTCGATCTCTTTCTGCTTCTCCTCATCATCGTTGAAGAGGTTGGCAATAGCCGTAGCGACCTGCAATGCTGCCGATATGACGGCAAGAATTACCGATGCTTTTTCGACCGTCGAGATTGAAGTCGCGGCGGCCTGTGCCGTTGATTGCATCGCCGTTCCCGACGCTTGGGCGGTGGTCGTCATGGCTTCGGCGACACTCTTGCCCGTGTCCCCGATTGCATCAATGACGGTCGCCGTAGCATCCAGTACCGCGTCGATAGTATCGAGAGCTTTCCCGATGCCCATAGCGACATCATCCGAAAATATGGATGCAAGGTTTTTCGCTTTGCCGCCAATATCCGAAACGACGCCTCCGACGCTGCGGAGCTGGGTTGCGAAACTCTTGTAGGCGACGGTGATGTTATTTCGCGCGTTCAGGGCTTTCTGCTCGGCCTGATTGCTCCGATCCGTCGCTGTGGCTACACCGTTTTTCGCCTGCTTCAAACGCTCTTCGGCTTCGAGGTATTCCTCGCTGTCAGCCGCGAGTTCTCCCAGATTGATCTGCTCCTGAAGCCCCTGTTCGATGGCGAGGGCGTCATTGTATTTCTGCTGTGCCGTCGTAATGGCTTCCTGCGCATCCCGCCACTCCTGCAATGCGGCGATATATTCGTTTTTCGCGGCTTCGATGTCCTTGATAGACTTGTGCAGGGCGACAAACGGGTTGCGGGAGGCGATTTCATCTTCCATCTTGGTAATCGCTTCCTGATAGTCCTTGATCTCGGTTACGCCCATCGAATCCTTGTTCGACGCGAAGTAGGATTTGATCTTATCGAGGTTATACTGCAACGTCGATAATGACTGCTTTCCGAGGTCTCCGAATACGCTTTCCCAGTTGATAGACTTTTTGAAGTCGGCAGATTCCAACGCCGCAAACTCGGCATTCATCTGCTTGATCGCGTTGTTCACATACTCGGTCGGTATCAGGGACAATTTCTTCGTCCATTCGCGGTTGAGCTTTTCCAATCTCTGCTCCACCGTGCCGTATTCGTCGATCAGGGCGTCGGTGTATTTCTGCCGAACGGCGGCCTTGTCCCGCTCTCCCTGCTCCGTGATCTCGGTGAGTACGCGATTGAACTGTTCGGCGATTTTCGGGTCGGAGAGGAGTTGTTTCATGTAGTCCTCGGTGGACATCTTCCCTCGTTCGGAATTGGCCCATCCTACCTCCGTTGCGCCCTTGTGGGAGAGGTAATACTCTTTTTCGGCTTTCTTGCGAACCTCGGCAAGCTGGCGAAGCTGATCCCGCCACGCATTACGCTTGCGCACGGTGTTGAGTTCGATCTGATTGAGTTCTTTGGCTTGGCCCTCCGCCATCGCGTCGAGCGTATAATCCGCAATCTCATTTTGCGCGTCTTTGAGGTACTTCTTGACGGCGTTTTTCCACTCTTCGACGGCTTTCTTCTGATCGAGGGCCGCCTTTTTCGGGTCGAAAGTCTTGCCTTTGGCCGAGGGGTCGATATGGAAGTTGAGATCGTTGTCATCCTTGATCTGCTGAACCCTATTTTGCAGGTCTTTGTATTGGGCCTCCCATTTGTCGGTTTCATCCTGCGCCTCCTTGATAGCTTTCTGACGGGCACGGGCATCTCCGCGCTTGCCGCGATACCACTTGTCGAAATCGCCCTTTTTGGCCTTATCCTGCACCTCCAAGAGGTTGATGTAGGATTCGGTGTATTTATTGAGAACGGCCTGCGCCTGCGCTTCGAGCAGCAGCATCTCGCAATACTTCTGACCTTTCTGTTTGAGGACGGATTTCCATTCGGCGAGGGTCTTGTAGTAGCCCATGTGCTCGCCGTATTTGGAGTTCAGCTCTTTGACGAGTTGCTTCTCCTGCTCTTTCGTGCCGTTGAATTTTTCGAGCTTCGTTTGGTAGCTCGAAATCTCCATCGACGCCTTGGCGTAGGCTTCGCGGCCTGCTTTGAGGATTTCCTGCTGCTCCTCGAACTCCTTGTCGGCCTCTTTCGACTTGCCGATGAAGTGGGATATTACGCCGATGAGCGCACCGATAGCCGCCAAAATCCAGCCGAATACGGGGATTGATTTGATCGCTGCACCTACCATGCGGAAAGCTCCGGCGAGGCCGATATTCGCAATGGTTCCGGCCTTTGCCGCCCCTGTATTGACGATTTGTCCGGCGGTATTGGCCCCCGTTGCCGCCGTGCCTGCATTGGTCGCGGCATTATTGGCGGTCTGCGCCGCTGTGTCGGCGATAGTCGCTGCGGTATTCGCTCCTTGCGCGGCTGTATTGGCCGCCGTTGCTGCCGTTTCTGCGGTCTGCTCGCCGATGCCGACCGCCAGCAAATTATTCCACCACTCTTTGAGGCCGTTCAGGGTTACGAGGGTGAATGCCGAATCTTTGTTGAGGGTCTGCTGTATCTGTTGCAGTCCGATAGTAATAGCCATCAGGGACTGCACCTTGACCATTATCTTCTGCAAATCCTCGTTTTCCCCGGCGAATAGGGACATAGTGCCCTGCGCGACGGAGAATGCCCCAGCCACGCCCGAAATGCCCGAAATAAGGCCCTGCATCCCGCGCTGGTCGTGGGCGAGGATGTTTGCCTGTGCCGTAGCGTCGGCCCACGCATCGGTGAGCTTTCCGGCCTCGTCTTGTAATACCTTGTATTGGGCTGTGCCGCGCTGTCCTGCGGCTTCCATCATCACCAGTTCTTCGCGCAGTTGCCTCAATCGCGTGCGGATGGAAACTTGGCTGTTCGCGGCCTTTTCAGCGGCGACAGCCTCTTTCTTCATCTGCTGCTCTACCTTGACCAGCGAATCGAACTGCTTGTTCGCCTCGGAGATCGCCCTCTTGCGGGCATTGATGACCTGCTGGATTGCCTGCTGCTGTCTTTGGCAGGCGCGAAATTCATCATCCCCTGCTTTCGTGGCCTTGTTGAAAGCGGCGGCTCCCTGCTGTCCCAGCCGTTGATATTCGGCTTCGAGTTCGCGGATGCCCTGCGCGTTCAGATCGCGCACGCGGTCGATTTCCGCGAAAGCGGTTTCTATGGTGGAAAGAGATTGAGACGCATTGCTGACGACATCAATATTCAGGGTAGGGACGTTGGTAAGGAGTTGAGAGATTTTCGAGGTCTCAACTTCAACATTCGAGGTCAGCTCCGATACTTTCCCCTCGATACGCTCGATACCTGCGTCGAAATCCGAGGTATCTATCGCCGTGCCAAAACTTAATGTGCCGTCATCGTGTTTCATTTTCTTACAACCTCTTCATCATCTGTGAAATCCTTGAAGTTTTCGGGGTCGTTAGCATCTTTGCTGCTATCGTAAAGCGGCTTATCGTTGCCCTCGGATTTATCGCCGGGCATTGGCATCGCACGGCTATACATGATCGCGTTTACATAGCTGATGTCGTATAAGGCATATTTTTCAGTTACTCCGAGCGTTCTTGATATTCCGAGGATGGTAGCCCAAATGCTGTCGTTCAGTCTTTCACCACTTCCTTTGTCGGTTTGAGAATATTCGCCTCTGACAGGGAAGTGGTAATGGCGAAAAAACTGCCGATCTCCGTATCTTGAAGCCGCTGCACTACGACATCGAATAGGATTGTCGGGCGGACGTTATCCAAAATGAGTTTGGAGAGTTCCGCTTTCTTATCGACTACGACCTTGGTTTCGGTCTTCTGCCTGATAAGCCCGAAGAGACGGCGCTCCTCACGCACTTCGATACGTTCCTCTGTGAGATTCTTGGCTCCGAGGATCAGCACGGCGGCAATATCGCCGAGCGGCCGATAGAACCGCGCATAGTGCAGCACGGAGTTTACCATCTCGGTTTTCGGGACTTTCTCCACGATAGGGAGCGTGGCGACCAATTCCGAGACGAGAATGAGCGTAGCGGTAGAGGGTGCGCCTATCTCGTAGGTGTTGCCCTCTATCTCGATGCTTCCTGTACTCCTTTCAAGGATGGCCGAAGCAACACGGCTTTCGATAGTTGTATTTTCCATTGTCTGAAATAATATTGCGGAGGGTGGAGGATTCGAACCCCCGAAGCCTGACGGCTTGCCTCGTTAGCGGTGAGGTGCATTCAGCCACTCTGCCAACCCTCCGGATTGCGGTTTCTCCTCCAACCGCAAAGGGCGTCTATTCCGCTTGTCAGCATCTTGCGATACTATGCCCCTGTGGGTTCAGCCCAGTCTGCGGCCTTGACACGGAACTTTCGGTAAAGCTCCCCGTCGGCGCAGGCGAGAATCTTGAATTTGAGATCGACATACGATCCCTCCTCCTCGGAGTGGCCGGGCCGGAACGATACATGCGCCCGGCGAACCTTGATGCCGATGGCGCCGATGTTCTTCGGCGTCAGCTTTACGGAGAAGTCCTCCGATACGACGTTGGTCTTGACGACGAGATCACCGCTCGTCTCCTCGACTTCCGCCCCGGTGAACATCTTCTCCTTGTCGAAATCCATCTCCTTGACGCGGGTAGCCAAGGTGATGACCGGCTCGCCCTCCTCTTCGGCGACCACGATGCCGCCCGATGCGGTGGCGGTCAGCGTTTCGCCGTCCTCGGTGGCAAGCGACGTCGATTTGTTGTTGATGGTTCCAACGCTCGACAGCTCGGTGGCCATAGCATCGTCGTCGCCAGTCTTGCCGACTTCGATCTTGCACTTCGACCACGACATGATGATTGTCTTCTTTGCCATAATCTTATTCTGTTATGCGATTAAACTTGATTCTTGCGTAAATGAAATGTTGCTCTATCTCCTCGTTGCGCATCGTGGTTGGCGTCGTGTCGGTCTCCAACCAATACTCTGTGCCTCCTGCGGTCTCTACGAATGCGAGGATAAGCTCTTCCAGCTCGCCGATGCGGTTCTTGTTCGGAACCTTTCGGCCGCCGTCATGAGGGATGTCGGGGACATAGAGGTTGAAGATTACCACGCCCGATTGCACCTGCTCATCCAATCCTGCGAGGAACTTGACGATCAAATCCTCCGTTTTGGCATTGGCGGGGCGCATGTCGGAGCGGTAAACGCTTCCCTTGATGGCTTTGCCGAGTTTACTGCTCTTGACGAAAGAGTAGAAATCCCGTTCGACCTGTATCTCCGTCTTTATCATCCTGCTATTCGATTAACCCGTTGAGCAATTTCTTGGCAAGGGATTCGGCTTTCAATTCGGCGGATGTGAGAACGTCCTTGTGGTGGACGGCTTCGACGTAGGCGGCGTATTTCATGCCCGCGCAAACGATCAGAACCACGCCCCAAGGAAATTTCGCTTGCAGGCTTTTGAGCAATGCTTCGGCGGCGGGCGGCCCAGCTTCGCCGCTGCCATCCTTGCCGTCGTACTGCTTCGAGGCCCCCGTTACGACGGGTTTCCCGTCCACAAGCACCACATAGCCGATTGATGACCTCAAATTCCCGGTAATGTCGTTGTAGCTGCCGCTCTCACGGGCTATCCTTACGCATTCCTCCCCGATGTAGGAGAGCTGTTTTACGAGCAAGGAAACAATGTCTTTCATCTTTGCCTGCAAGTTGGATTTCAGCTTGCGCATATCCGTCTTGCTGACGATGACGCCCTTGTATTTGCCGTGAGTACTGACAACTTTCGCCATATCACACCGTGATTTGAGTTCGCCCTACGGTGGTAAGAGGTTCGGCGGACATCACCCGAAATTCTCCGAGGTTTTCGCCCATTCTTTCGAGTTTCACCCGATTGTGGGGGAAAGGGATGCACTCTACGAGGATCGTAAACGAAGCCTGCCGAAATTCGCCGTCTTCGTATCGTCCTTTTCGGTTATCCTGATTGGTCTTGATCGAGCAAGGTATAACCTCGCTCCATGACGATTGAGCCTCTATCGGCTCGCCCATCTCATCAATGCCTCCCTCGGAAAGTATCTCGTACTGTAATGTGCCGTTGTACCTCATATCACCATAGATGCGAGCCATCCTCGATCACTCGCAGATAATCGGATAATACCTCATCCGCGTCGAGGCCGTAATAACCGCACCAAATCGAGAGGCTTTGTTTGAGCGCATCTTCACTCATCACCGAGGTCGAAACGCCATTCTCGGAACGGCTGCTTTCGACATATCCGATGACAAGGCGGGCGGCGACCCGAAAGATTTGCGGGTCTTTCGGGGCCGCTTCTGCCTTGGCGTCGATGCCCTCATTGAAAAGCGCAAACTCAATCGTTGAGTTATCAGGATAGAATGTGTTTGCTATCGCATTGCACAAACTCCTCGTTGCGGTAAGGTTATCCACGACTACTGCTGCGTTTTGAGGGTGTAGATTCCGTTCATCTCCGTAATCACGGGCAACGCGAGGATTTCGGCCTTGGTGAACTCAACGCCGTTGCTACCCTGCGTTTCGCCGACGCCCCACTGCGATACGCGGATGCGTCCGTAGTTGGAGTAGGCTACTCCCGCCTCCTGTTTCAGCTCGCTGTTCGCCCATGCGTTTTTCACGAGGCCGAGCTTGCCGCCCGGAATGAAGACCATGTTCTTCTCGTTCCAAGGCGAATAGGGAACGCGGTTCCGCCCGTTCTGAATGCGAACCTGTCGGCGGATAGGCTCGAAGACGGGATAGTTGTTCTCCTGCATGTAGGCGTTCAGGTCTTTCAACTGCACCATCTTTGCGGACTTGTCCGTACCCCAGATCATCTGCTTGATTTTCTTGCTGCGGCACATATACGAGATACGCGACGGAGCGCAGAGGATCTTCTCGAACATGGTCTTGTCCTGCGCCGCGTCGATGATGGCCTGAACATCCTCGAAGCAGTCCACCGTATCGAGGTTGGCGTCAGCCCATGCGATTTTGGAGGTCGCAATGTTTTCTGCGGGCTGGTTGAACGTGATCTTGCCGCGAACACCACCTTCGGGGTTGGTGGTTTCATCCAGCTCGATAACGCCCTCGTTCGAGAGAGGCCGGAGGAACATAACGTCGAGCTTTGCGAGAACCGAGCCTACGACGGTCTGCGCATTGCCGAACATGAGGTTCACGAGCTGCTGGGTCTTGACCTTGTCGGGCAGAGACTTGGAATCGAGGATTTGCAGGATTTTACGGTAGTCCTGCATCGTCATAGGCAGCGTGATCGCGTGGTTGAGGATGCGCTCTTTCAGCGTCTCCATGCCCTCCGTGCCGAGGATGGCCTCTTTCGAGAGGTCGCCGATGGTCGGAGCTGCGACGGTGATGTTGTACTGGCCGATGATCTCCTCGAAGTCGAGGCCGATGGTCGGGGCATCCCAGTCGAGGTACTGCTCGAAGATGACGTTGTCGAAGAGCTTTTTACGCAACTGCGATGCTGCGTCGAAGCGAATCTGTACGTTCTTCGTCAGATCGCCGAAAATCGAACTGTAAAGCAATTCGGGCATAGTCGTTACTGTTTAATGAACAGGATGTTCGGGTTTGACTTGAGACAGGGCTTCTTGCCGTCGATGAGCCATTCGTCGGGAATGGGGAAGCACAGCGAGGGGTAGAGAACTACGGCCTCATATGCGGCGTCGATGGTGGGAAGACCCTTTCCGTTAAATTCCTTGACTGCGCCGACAATCATGTTCGGCGTGTAGAGGGGAGCCGCCGGAACAGCTTCCGTTCCCTCGCCAGCAGCGACATATTCGGAGGCTTCGACGAGGACATCCTCTGCCGTCAGCCCAGTAATTGCCGACTGGAACGTGATTACGTCGTAGTCGCTGTTGGTCGTGTCGATGGACTTGATGACCGGGGATTTGTCGGTCGTGCCGAGCTTCATCACCACGTCGCCGACGACGAAGTAATGCCCTTTGGCGACGCGCGGCGCGGTCGTCGTGCCTCCTGCGAGAACCTTGGCGGTCTTGCATACGGCTGCCGACATCGCATCGAAATCGACGAAAAGCGGGGTTCCGCGATGCAGCACCGTCCCTACCGGGAAATTCTGCATCGGCTTGAAACCGCCGGGCAGGATTTTACACTCGCCGCGCCAAATTTCGGGCATGTGTCCCTGCACTTGCGTTTTCTTGAAATCAATAGCCATTGTTGCAATCAATTTTAAGGGTGAATGATTCAGAGCTTACCGATTGGGGAGTGCTTCGGCCCACGCCTTGGCTTCGGCTTTCATGGCCTCGTCGGTACTTCCCAATTCATGCGCCTGCTCTTGGGGCATGAGGTTGTTGGTGACTAACTCCTGCTTGTAGTCCGCCAGCTCCTTGTCGAGATCGGCATCATCGGCAAATGATACCCGCTTCATCAGGTAGTCGGGGATTCCGAGCTTTTTAGCCTTGGCTGCGATTTCGGCCTGACGGGTGGTTTTCGCCTTTTCTGCTTTGAGCGTGGCATTCTCGGTTTCGAGCGTGCTCAACTTCTCTTGGAAAGGCTTGAACCATTCGGGAGCCTCATCAGCTTTTCCGCCCTCATCATCGCCCTCGTCGTTGGATTGCGGTTTCTTTGATTGCGGTTTCGGACTGCGCGTCTTCCTCGTGGTCTCCCCCTGCATTGCCTTTGCATAGGGCACGAGCGAATCCACTTTCGCGGCGATGTCTTCGTCCGAGGCATCGTCGTCAAGACCCTCCGCCCCAATATCCGTGAGGTCGTCGAGTGCCTTGTCTGTTAGTCCCATATCCTTGCATTTTTCGGATAGGAGCTTGCGAAATTTCTTTTTCATAGACTTGAAAAATTTTTGGAAAACGTATCGTTACCGACAAAGGTAATCAGAAAAATAGATATTATACCTATTAAGTACCTAAAATTACGCAAAAAATATCTGTGTGAAAATAACGCAGTTATCTGTGTGTGGGTGTTTTTGTCTGATTTTGAGCGCACTTTTCTTGCGAAAAAAGTTGCTTACTATAATAGTAGGCTATATATTTGCAACATCAAACAGGTACTTAATAGGTTGTATATTGCAAACTGAATAAAATTTATAAAGGCTATGACAAGAGAAGAATTTACCGAACGGGTGGGATTGAATGTATCGGACGGAATTTTTGAGGTATGGAACGGGGTGTATATGTCCTCGGATAAGGACAAGGACGAGTTCTGCAAGCCATTCGCCACCAAGAAAGGGCATCTCGATCTTTCCCGGTCGATGGTGATCGAGATAGCCGAGTTGAAGAAAACGATTAGAGTGCAAAAAGAGGGCTATGCTCGGCAGGTCGAACTCGCAACGTCCTATCAGGATAAGTATTACGCGGAAAAGGCCAAGCATGATGAGTTCTATAAAAAATATGCCGAAGAGTGCGAAAAGCGATATGCCCTCGAAAAGAAACTCGAACAAATAATGAACCTAATCAACGCATAAACCATGAGCAAGCCAAGATCAACCGAGGCGGATAGCCTGCACGAATGGAAGTCCGAAATGGCGGACTTCCTCCTTGAAAAAGCGCAGAAATTCGGCGACGTAACATTCCTCATCAAGGCGGCCGACTTGATCGGCATGAGAGAGGTGATTCGCCGCAAAATATCCAAAGGCTTGCCTTTGTGGGAGGCCGACAAAATATGGCTGAAAAATAATCTCAAATAATCGCAGATATGGAAAAGATCAAAATCAAGCATGTAGGATTCGATTCGTGGAGTCGGGAGGTATTCCAAACGCAGAAAGGGACGTATGTCGTGGATATAAATTTAGACTATTCGCATCAGGCCATGAGGCTCTGCACGAAATGCAACAACGAGTTCGACGGGGAGCCGGATACCGCTCTCAAAACCGACGCATTCGAGATCGTTGATGATTTCGAGGCCGAGCAATAATCGCAAACCTTAAAATTCAACGCAATGGATAATTCGATCAATGTAAACGGGTGCTCCGTATGCCAGCCGGGGCAAGAAAACTACACGAGTTTCACGGCCAAAGTAGGCCGGAAAACGGTCAAGAGATGGCAATATGACTGCCGCACGGAGAGCGGGGAACTATTCTCCTGCGTAGGGTCATCACTCGATAGCTGCCGTGCAAAACGGGATTTATGGTTATCACAAAAGTAGTAGGATCATGGCAACGGCAAAGAAGACAAAGACCTACGAGGTTACGGTGGATATGACTTGGTCGCAGTCCTACACGGTCAAGGCAAAAACGGCAGCCGAAGCGAAGCGTAAAGCATGGGAGAAGTTCAAGAAACACCCGCCGAAATCCTGCTTTACACTCATGGAGGACAGAATCGACGAATAATAAATCAACGCAGTAGATATGGAAGAAAAGGATATAAAAACGATCAAGACCACCAAGGGCGAACTCCGATATTATCGGAATGGAGATTACGACGGGGTCGTATGTATGTTGAATGCCCAAACTATCGGCCGCTACAAGGAGATTAAAAACCAACATCCGGAAATAGATGACTATGGCGTTTGGTGGGCGTTCTCAAATGAGCAGTTTGCAAGAGGCAGACAGCACGCTATCAAAATCGGCAAACTGAATCCCGATGACAAAATCTGTCATGGCGGAGCTGGCCTCTATGGAACCAGCGAGGCGATTAAGTCGTTCTACGCGGCCTACCATAAGCGGGATGAACTCATCCCGAAAGAATGCGACCCGCAGGAGGTCTATTTCTACGAATACAACAATCACGAGTGCATGATCTCGTGGGATGGCGATAAGGATGCCTACAAGCTCGTCGTCGAGTATTGGGGCGAGGAGGTCGCCTCGAAAATCAAACGGTTATAAATTCAAAATTCAACGCATTATGGAAACGACATTGAACAACAAGTTTTTCGACTTCGAGAAAGCAAAGGTACAGACCCTTTCACTCGACCAACTGGAACGCACCCACAAAGAGAACGACATCTACGGGAAGCCGCTCCGAGGCATCTATCACTACGATCTGCTGAATCAGATTATCGGCATGTGCAACGCGCAGAATTACGATGTCGAGGTTTACGACCTCTTTGCCGCGCAGAACAAAGACCGTAATACTCCGGGCGTCGTCCTGCTTCCGCAGGTTGAGGCGCAGTACGGCGAGCGGGCGGTAGAAGCCCATATCCTCCGCCGCGTATTCGCCAACATCCGCATCACGAATTTCGATGATGCGGACAACACGACCAACCTCGCCGTCGCCTTTCATCAGAAAGGGATTCAAGTCGGGTTCGGCAATATGGTGATGATCTGCCACAATCAATGTATGCTCTGCGCGGATCAGTATATTGCGACCTACTCGGAGAAAGGTCAGGGGCGCGGCAATGGCGTAACGATCCCCGAAGTACTCGACGCTGTGAAGTCGTGGCTCGTCGATGCCCGCCATATCGTCGTTACCGAGCGGGAGAAGATCGAGCGCATGAAGCAAATCCCCATCGACGCGCAGCAGATGTTCACGCTTATCGGGATGCTTACGGCGCTCCGCGTGAAATGCGATACCCACATCACCGAAATCCGCGAGAACAGGGTATATCCGCTCAATCAGTCCCAAATATCGCGGCTCACCGAGGATATGATGTATCGCTACTATCAGAACGGCAAGGTTACCGTTTGGGATTTGTATAACGGGGCGACCGAGCTATATAAGGCCGACGCGATGGATATTCCGGCGCTCCTGCCGCAGAACCGCGCGATGGTCGGCTTTCTGTCGGAGCAATTCGGGATTTAGCCATGTATCTTGATGCTACTTGTGTGGGCCTCCCTCCTGCGAAATGGGAGGCCCTTACGAAAGGCGCAAGGAAAGCGAGCTATAAGAGACTTATTCGGCGCGTCAAGGTCGAAATACCCGATTTGTACCGGGAGCTATCCTTGCAGTATTTCAATCCGTGGGAGAGGGAGTGTCGGCAAACCCCGACGCACTATATCCTCGTGCATTCTGCGGTCGAGTATTTTATCCACAAATAGGGTGCAATGATGCAGAATGTAGTTATTTTATTGAAATTCAATATCGAAATCGCACGGATCAAAGGCTGGTTGTTGCCGAAGCAAAGGATGTATAAAGGGTAGTTCTACCTGAATAACACATATAATTGCTTGTATGATTGGCTGTTATTATTGATATTTTTAAGCCCATGATAACGCTGACGATAATACCCACGATAATACCCGCGATACTGAATATAAGAATATAAGATATATAAGACAATATAGAGAGGGGAAGTTTTTTCGGTTGAAAAAACATCAGATACACCATCGGATAAAATTCCCATAAATTCATCCGTTGAAAAAGAAAAAAGTTCCGCGAAAAAAGAAAAAGCAAAAACAGGCGATTTGCCGTCATTTCTCCGGGGTGGCCGATAAGATGGTCGATTGTTGCGTGAAAGCGTGGCAAATCGCCGGAAAAGCGGTAAATTTGCACAATAACTGGATATGGAAGCAAAGAAGATCGTGCATTTGCAGTTCAAAGAGCCGTATCTCGGAAAGACCGATCTCTATTTCGGTTCTCTGAAAGCAATCTACGATGCCGTTCCGGTCGAAGCGGTCGGCATCAAATACAAGTCGCTCACGAATCACAATTTCGAGGAGCGGGCATACGAAAACAAAAAGGTGCTTATCCGCATCGGGAGAATCCAGCGGAAAGCACGGGGACAAGCATCAAAATAGCGGGATATGGAGAGCAAAGTATATCGGCTGACCTATGTTGCGGATTCATACGATCTCGTTACGCATTTGTACTTCGTGGATCGGGAGAAAGCAGAGGCTATGTATCGTAAAAAGCTGGAAACGGTCTCATTCCACCATTACGGCTACATCTATCTGCATTCGATGAGAGAAGATGCCGACGGGGTGCTGGATATAGACCAAGTGATAGATTCAAAAAATTTCTGATATGATAGGAGCGATAATAGGCGACATCGTAGGTTCTCGATTCGAGTTCAACAACGCAAAAAGCGGCAATTTTGCATTGTTCACCAAGCAATGCGATTTCACCGACGACACAATCTGCACGGTGGCGGTTGCCGATGCGATACTCAAAGGGATAGATTATAAATCGAGCATTCTGTGCTGGTGTAGGAAGTACCCCAACCCGATGGGCGCATACGGGGCCTCTTTCTCGCGCTGGCTCAATTCGCCCGATCCGCAGCCGTATGATAGCTTCGGTAATGGCGCAGCTATGCGGGTCAGTCCTATCGCATGGGCTTGTCGCTCAATGGCGGAAGTGATCCGAGAAGCGACGGAAACGGCGAAAATATCGCATGACCATACCGAGGGGATAATCGGTGCGGTTTCCGTCGCTGAATTGATATATTGGCTGAAAAATGCCCGTTGTGAGGATTCCAGAATACTCAACATCGAGGCCGTTGCTACTCGATATTATGGCGAAGATTGGGAGCAGCACCTCATACCGAGGGGTAAGTTCGACGAGACGTGTCAGGGGTGCGTGCCGCTGGCCTTTCATATCGTCAAAGAGAGCCGGTCTTTCGAGGATGCGATCCGCAAGGCCATTCTCTACGGCGGCGACAGCGATACGCTTGGCGCTATCGTCGGATCGCTCGCCGAGGCTTATTTCGTGGTCGATCCGGCGATGATTCAGGCCGCGATGAGTTATCTGCCGAGCGACATGAGGGATGTAATCAAACGATTTAATGAGAGGTTCCGATGAAAAAGGCCGAATTATTGAAACTCTGCCGCTATTACAAGGGCGAGGATAAGAACCCATACGAGGGCAAGGATCAAAATAAGGCGATGCTTTGGTCTTACGAGCAGATATGGCTCAAAATGGCGGGAGAAGATACCCCGAACTCTTTGCTTGCCGATTACTGCCTCTATTTGCATCGGGATTTGCCCGAATTGATAGATCATGCTCGCGTGCCTGTATCGCTGATAGCTCTCCTGTATGACCGCTATACGCATTTCGGAGGCGGGGCGGAGGGCTTCAAGAAGCTGATCGAGGTGTATTACGGAGATTGAAAACGAGAGGGTGATGATCCCTCTCGTTCCGTTATATGGTATCGGGGAACTTGGCCGGCTGCTCGATTATATCGACATCAATGTAGTACCGATAACCTTTCTTTTCGATTTTGGTGATGCGGAACTTCGTGCCGCGTTGGAGGATGAACTCCATTTCACTACCGGGATCATATCCGGCGGATAGACGGCTTTTGCCATCCCATTTGAAACCCCGTACTCCATATCCGCCGTCTCCATAGTGGGAATATGGCTCCGTATATATGCCTTTCGTACCTTTGGGACAGTAGATGTTGAGAATGACCTCCTCACTGCTGAATCCCGTTCCTTTGGTGACGCCGCAACTCGTGAACGGCGCGTTTGTGCCGATTTTACCGACCATGCCTTTGAGTTGGGAAGCCGATAAAGTTTCGAGATTCACGCCGAATTTACCAACGAACGCATCCATATCCTCGCCGTGCTGCATCCAAACGTCGCGGGCGAGGGGCTTTGCCTTGTCGATCATGGTCGTTAGCGTGTTTATGTCGCGCCAGCTATTGCGGGTGCTGCCGTCAATATCGCTGTATTTGGTTCCGTAATACTGCGCAAACAGCGGCTCATTGATATAGCGGCTCCCGCTCGTGTAGAGATAGGCGACATGCTTTTCTTCTTTGCTCCATCGCGTCCAATCATCCCCGGCGTAGGTGGTATAATATTTATCACCATCTCTTTGCGATTCAGTCCAAAATGCCGCGTCTTTTCGCTTTTGAGTATAGGCGTCGCTCCCGAACTGAACGGATGCGCTTTGCCCGGCTCTTTTCGCATCTCGGCGGGCCTGCTCCGCGAGGCGTTTCTGATGCTCGGCGACGGCGAGAGCGGTCTTGGATTTGATGACCGACAGCTCGGCGTTGCCATATACCGCCTGCTCTGCATCGGAAAGGAGTTTGGCGACATTGAGGCTCTTCGGGTGGGCCATCGACCATTGCTTGACATCCGCGAGGTCGGATATGGTCTGCTGAACGGATATCTTGTAGCTGACGGCGTTGTATTCATTGATGTACGCCTCCTGCGATACTTTCCATGTCGGGTACTTGTCCTGCACGCCTTTCATATTGCCGCCGAGGAAGTCATAAGCCTCGAATTTGAGCTTCTTGGCCTGCTGTTCGAGGGAAAGGTCGGCCCAACCCTCGATCTTCGATTTGACGGCATTATACACGCCTTGCAGTTGCTCCATCGTGAACTGCTTGTGCCACGAGTGAATATTCGGGATGATAGAGGACAGCGATTGCTCGGCTTTCTTGGTGGCGAGGATCGTCTGCGCCACTTTCTTGGTCTCGGCTTGCATGGCCGACAAGTCCCCGGCGTCGATGTACTTCTGCAAAGTGGAATAATCGACCTCACCGTAATCTCCGGCGACCTTGACGATGTTGTTGGCCGCCGTCTTGATCTGCTGGTGCTTCTTCTGCCGCTCCGCCCACGCATTCCGAATCGCATCCGCCTGTTCGGGCGTGCGGGCCTCATGCCGTATTGCCGCTTTTTCTGCGATTGTAAGCTCTTTCGGCTGCGGGTTGAGTATCTCGTCGATAGCACGGGCGTTATTGCGAATAAAGTACGGCTCCGTGCCTTTATCGCGCGATGCAAGGATATTCTCCTTGTTATCCTGCACCCAGCTCTTGAAATTATCGGGATATTCGGTGATCTTCTTCCCCTGCGGCGTGTATTTCTCGCCTTTGAGGAATGCCGCCGTAACCTTTGCCATCTCCTCCTCGTCCATCAGGATCGGCGTGGCGAAGCAGAAACATTGCACATGCCATCCGTCGAATACGAAGTCAGGCGGATAGTCGCCCGCCAATTTATCGCAGATGTCTTTCTTCGGGTGGTTCTTCGAGAGCTGGATGCGCTGACCGAGGACGAACTCCATTTGCTTCCACCGCTCATGGTCGGAACGACGGTAGGCGATATTCGTCTCCGTCCTTGTTACGCGCATCGCGTTTTGAGCCGAGGACTTGTAATAGCCTTTCCCCGTCCATTCGTCGTGGTATGATGACTTGTCATAGTCGATCCATCGGTATTTGCCCGTTTTCTCGTCCTTGATGCGCTTCTTCCATTTCAGGCCATAGATGGGGTTCCCCTGCGCATCCTCGCCTTTCTTGAAGCGGAAACGGCGGAACATCAGATCGGGGTCGTTCAGGTATTGCCGCACTTTGCGGGACATGGATTGGGCGGAATCGCCCTCGCCGATGGCTACGGTCATAGCGACCTCCATCTGATCGCGGAACTGGCGCACGGATTTCCATACTTTCTGCGATAGATTGAGGCCGTCATCCGACCGATTGGCAAAAGCATTCATCGCCGCCGTATTGCGGTTCGTCCATGCGCTGAACTCCGGGCTGGATAATATCTCCTTGCCGAAGCATGAGGAGACGAGTTTATCGCATTCGATGTTGGCCTGTTCCCATTCGAGCGTAATGCCTTTGCGGATAGCCATTGTTACAACGGAATGCAGTTGCCGGAGCAATGTCTCGACTTTCTTCTGCATCCGCTGGCTGTCGCCGTCGAAAGAGTACATGACCCCCTCGTCCAGCGTCGGCACGGACTTGTTGAGCGCGAGGATTTCATTCACCGTGGCGGCGAATAATCTCCTCACTTTCTCGGCGTAAGCCTCCGTGCGCATAATGCGCTGGATCGTGATCGCTTTCGGATCGGGCGAATATGCTTTTTTTGCCATTGGTTACTTACTTCTGCTGTTGCTTCTTCTTCGGGTCGTCATCTGCTCCGTCATTGTCGGGATCATCGTCGCCATCTGTGGCGGATTGAGGCCCGCCGCCGTCGATGTCGCCGAATATCTGTTGCTGTTTCTGCGCCCGTTCCTCCTCTTCGGCTTTCAGACGCTCCATTTCGAGCTTCTTGTCCTTGACGATAGGATTCATCTCGACGCCGCTTTCGGTCGATAGGATGCCTCCGTCGATGCTCTTGATGATGTTCTCGATGGATTCTACGATGTCGTCCCCGAACGGCTCCTGAAACTCATGGCCGATTTTGAGCGTTTCGCATTGAGATTTGAGGCGCACATCGAGGACATTCCCGATGATTGCCAAGATGAGCGATGCCGTGCGATCCAGCAGCTCGTCATGCACCTCTTTGTGCTTGGCGGCCTTGACCTCCGCGAGCATCATCACCGTGCGCATAGCCTTTGCCGAGAGGTTCCCCAGCGATTTAAGCGTATCGAGGGAGATTTTCGGCGTAAACGTCTTGTTAAGGATTTGGTCTTGCAGCCACTCGACCTCGTCTTTCTTCGATTGCGGGGCATTATCCCAAGTCAGATACTTCGCGGCTTTATCCACACCCTCGGCGTCGTTGGTGATGAGCAGTTTCGCCGCCTCTTTCTTTTCGGGCAGATTCTTGATAAGCTCCGAGGCCATGATGGCGATAGGATCAGCGAAATAGTCGTTGGTGTCGGCGGTGCGGGAGGCTATCAGCTCCTCACGATGGATCAACGCCTCGGCTCCGTTCCACTCCTTATCCTGCTGGAAGAGGATGAGCGGGATTTTGCCGATGAAATTCACCTCTTGCATCACCTCCCAGCCGAGGCTCTTGCGGGTGCATCGGTAGATGACGGCAGGAGTGTATATGTCGAAGTGGTAAACGATGTTGTCTTGCGCTTCTTTGGCATAGTAGCCCCATGCGATGGAGATCAGGTTTTCGTATTGATCCCAGCGCGTGTATATCTCATCTCCCTTGCTTTTGGCAAGTACCCGTATCTGCACATCCGGCTCGTCCTTTTCGTTGCGGAAAACGCGGAAAAGCATGGCGCTCTCGGTCTCCGAACCTGCGATGCGCTTGCATTGGCGGAGCTTGCTGTTGAAGTGCGTGTGCTCGATGACCTCCTGATACTTTTGGAACGCCTCGTCTGTCCCATCTGATTGCTGTATCCATTTCACGGGGCGGCCGTAGAGGAAAACGAGTGCGATTTCGTTGATATATACCTGATACGGGATCGGCAGCTTCCATACCGGCTCGAAGCGGATGAAATTGCCCTTTTTGTCGGTGATGATCTTATCCTCCCGCTTCATGATTTCGTGAGAGGCTACATCATACTCTTTGAGCGCCGCGATAGCCATATCCATACGGTTACTCATGCCCTCTTTGACTGCCGAAATATCTTTGGCGGCCAGCAGCTTCTCGAACTCCTGATTGCGACCTACAAGAGCATTGAGATAATTGCGAAATAAATCAAATAGTATCATATTCTTAAAATATTGGTTTACAAACCTATCGCCGACTTTGTTAATGCGTCGTAGTCTATATCGTCATCCTCATCGTAGAGGTCGTTTATCGCATATCCGAGAATATCCACGAACTCATCATGCGGCATACTCGGAAAGCCGCAGACCTCGTCGAGAAAATCGTCGTTCCATGATCCCTCGACGAGAAACACCCGTCCGCATTCCACGCGCGGCGAGACGGCCCGAAGTCGCACCTCCTTGTCATCGGTAGGGGTGGCCGTCCGCTTGACATTGAGCGTCGATATTTCTTGAAGCATCTGCACCACGCTCTCGCCGTTGGCTTTCGGCTCGACATGCAGCTTGCTCTCTGAATTGCCATCGTGCGCCGCGATATATTGAGGCAGAAACCGCAATAGATCGGGCATCTCCTTGAATACCTTTTGCGCATCGTAGAGGTAGATGTAATTCCCGATTCTGCACGCCGCCAGTATGCCGCTGGGGTCGTTGTCTTGCCCCTTTTTCTTCTTGTTGTAGGCCGTATCGAGGTAGAAGTGCATCGGCTCGTTGAACCGCAGAGATCGGAACTCTGCCAGCGAAATAGTGCGGAACCAATCTCGCTTGACGATGTTACCTCCCTCGATGGTCGGGTGCTGCTGATACAAGGCATTGAACTCACGCGGAGCGCGGGCTTTCTGTTTTAGCAGCTTCTCGATGGAGTGATGCGACGGCCATAATGCCTCGCCGATATGCCTCCGGCTCAATCCGCCGTCAAGCTCCTGTTCGCAGATCGCGGGGATGGCGAGCACCGTCCATTCCTGCGGCTCGGCTTTGAGGATGCGCCCGGCGAGGTCGTCCTCATGCCACCGCGTCATGATGAAAAGCTGGCGCGAATGGTTGTGCAGACGGGTCGAAAGGACGGTGTTGTACCAATCCCAAACTCTCTGTCGGTAGGTGATAGAGTTCGCCTCGTTTGCATCTTTCACCGGGTCGTCGATGATCGCTATATCGACGGGTGTACCTGTCAAAGAACCTCCTACGCCGACTGCTTTGTAAAATCCCCGATGACCGACCATCTCGAAGAGGTCGATATTTTTCAAATAGCCTCGTGCATCCATACGGGTGGTATGCGAGCCATTGAGGAATGTATCGGGGAATATCGCCTGATACTCCTTGCTGTCGATGATCCTCTGAATCGAGCGCGAAAACTGCTGCGCGAGGTCGGAGGAGTAGGAGCAACCGACGATCTTCAAATCGGGGTCTTGGCCCAATGCCCATGCGGGGAAGTTGCGGGAGATGATTTCCGACTTGCCGTGCTGCGGGGGCATGAAAACCATGAGGTTTTTGATCTTGCCCTGCAAGAGCATTTGACAATATTCGGCGATAAGTCTATGAAACCACTCTAACTCGTACTTGGGATTGCTATAACCGAGGAAATGAGGAAACGAGCTTGGAGCTTCGAGCTTTAACTTCTCGCGCTTCAATCTCATCAACTGCTGTCGTACCTCGATTGTAGATGATCTCATTACTCCTTGTTATCCAACTTATCAAGCCTTTCGATTTCTGCATTGATCTCATCGAGTGTCATCGGTTTTTCGTCGTTATCCTTTTTGAATATCATGTCGTTGTGTTGCCGGTTCTTGTAGTGTTCGGGATCGAGATTGGTAAGCAGGAAGATCGCGGCCCCGATGTTCGGTTGGACGTGGATTTTCTTCTTCTTCAACTTGAACGGCGTCGGTTGCCCGTCAGGGCCAAGTCGAAACTCCTGCTCCACCTCCTCGTGCTCGTACCCTTTCGCGGCTTGCGAGAGAGAGATGGCGAGGTCATGGGATAGGTTCTGCTTGAAAACCTCCTTTGCCCGGTCGATAGCCTCTTTGAACTGCGGCTTGCCTTTCATCCAAAGCCGGTAGGTCTTCTCGTCGATCCCCATTTCGCGGACGAACTCTTTCAGCTTCGCCCCGCCGTAGTCGATCAGCCCATGAGTGGCTACCCATGCCTCGCACTCCTCGATTTTCGCAGTATTGAATTTAGCCATTGTTCAGGTCGATGAGTTTGTAGAACTCCTTGCGCAGCTCGGAGTTGTATTGGAAAGTCCCCGTGAAGTGGGCGACGGACATCTTGCCGTCGTTCCTCACGCCGCGCATGGTCTTGCACAGGTGTTGCCCTTTCATCACGATAGCGAATCCGAGAGCTTCGTTGTTCAGAGCCTCGGAGAGCATCTGCACGATGTCCCGCGCGAGCTTTTCCTGTAACTGCAACCGAGCGGCGCAGTAACCGACGACGCGGGCGACCTTGCTGATGCCGAGAATCCGCCCTTTCGGGCTGGGAACATAGGCGAAGTAATAGCGTCCGAAGAACGGCAGGATATGATGCTCGCACATGGAGTAGTAATCGCCGCAGTCGAACACAATATCGGAGATGCCCTCCTCATTGGCGAACGTGGTGATCTTCGGCTTCTGATCGGGGTCGTAACCCCTGAATATCTCTTTCCACATCCGCACGATGCGGTCGGGCGTGCCGACCAATCCCTCACGGTCGGGGTCTTCGCCGATGGCGCGGATGAGCGTCTTTATCGCACTGATAATATCTTCTGCGTTTGGAGTGATAGCTTCCATTTCGGGTGTGTTTTGAGGTAATTGATGGTGTCGGCGATATTCGCCTTGTTGCGGGCCTCGTCCTTGACATCGCACGGCTGCAAGTAGAACTCTTTGGCCTCGATGCGGTCGTATGCCGTCATGTCCTGTCCCTGATAGACGACTTTCAGCTCGTCGATGCGTTGGAGCCGCAGCTCGGCATGAGGGCAGAAGTCGAATTTCGGAGAGCAGGTGATCCAGTCGATAGGGAGATAGCCCTTGATCGGGATCGTGCCGTTGGTCTCGACCTGAACGAACTTGCCTGCGTTATGCAGTCGGTTCAAGAGCGAGAGAGTGAGTTGGAGCATCGGTTCGCCGCCTGTGATGACGACGTGAGAGGCGGGAAATTCTGCGATTTGACGCATGATCTCCTCTTCGGCGAGGTCTTGGTAGGGCTGATGTTCGGTATCGCAGAAATCGCAGCGCAAATTGCACCCTGCGAGCCGGATGAAGATTGCCGGAGTGCCGGTAAAGCGGCCCTCACCCTGAATCGAGTAGAAAATTTCGTTTACCCTCATAATCCTGCCTCCTCTTCGTTATCGTGATCGGCAACATAGACGGCGATGTTGCCCTCGCTTTCTTGTACCCTTGCCTTGTAGCATTCGGGAATCTGCTCGACGATCCATCGGGCGATGTTCTCGGCAGTCGGGTTGAACGGCAGCAGCTTGTTGAAGTTGCCATGATCGAGGTAACCGTGAATTTTGCTTTTGATATGCTTGAAGTCGCATACCATTCCGTCTTTGTTCAGTTTCTTGGCCTTGCAGAAAACCGTTACAACCCAGTTGTGGCCATGCAACTGTTGGCAGGGGCTTTTGTAGGAGAGATCGAGCCGATGGCTCCCCGCGATCTCCATTTTCTTTGAAACGTAATACATAGCTATTTGTCTTTATGCTTGCGAGTTAATAGATAAAAAATCGGGGTATCGCATATCGCCAACAGAGCTTTGAGCAGGTATTGGCCGATAATCATGCAGAGGGTGAGCTTGATGCCGCCCTCCTGCCTGAACCATCCGAAGCCGATGCCGAATGCGATTGAGATGTAAATCGCCGTGTCGATGATCTGCGAGGTCAGGGTCGAGGCGTTATTCCATATCCACCGACGGCGCGGATCACCGCAGAACCGATTTCGGATTTTATGGAAAATCCACACATCCCAGCTCTGCGAACAGAGGTAGGCGACGAGTGATCCGCAGACGAATATCGGCGTCTGACCGAGCAGCATCTTATACGCCCGCTGCATCTCCTCGTCATAGGCTGGGAGATACATTGTCAGGACGATCAATGCGAGGGCGACGAGCTGCGCGGCAAAGCCCCTGATGACGGCTTTATTCGCTTCCTCCTTGCCCCATATCTCGCCGATAACATCCGTGCAGAGGAAAGTCATGGCATAGGTCAGAGCCGCGCCCGGAATGAGCACGGGAACGCCGCCGATAAAAATGCCGGTGTCGAGCACCTTGCTCGTAACTACATTCGCTACGATCAGGCACACGACAAAAACGGCATTCAGCGTGATGAGATTAGCATTACTCGGTCTCATACTCCGTCGGGTCTTGGATGCCTGCATCTCGGAGGGCTTCCTTGCGCTCAACGCATGTCCCGCATTTGCCGCAATGCTTCTCGCCGCCCTTGTAGCAGGAGTAGGTTTTCGAGTAATCGACGCCGATACGCTTGCCAATGCGGGCGATGTCGGCCTTGCTGATGTCGGTGTAGGGGGCATCAATCGTTACCCCGATGTATGTGCCGTGCCGCATGGCTTCCGACATTGCATGAACGAACCCCGCGCGGCAATCGGGATAGATTGAGTGGTCGCCGTGATGGTTGGCGATGAGCACATGGCTCAACTTCCGGCTTTCGGCCAGCCCGCAGGCGACCGAGAGCATGATGCCATTGCGGAACGGCACGACGGTCGATTTCATGTTTTCAGCCTCATAGTGGCCCTCCGGCACGGCGTCCGCGCCCTCCAAGAGCGATGATTTGAAGTGCTGCCCGATGAATGCGAGCGGGATGATGATGTGCTCGATGCCGAGCTGCTGGCAATGGTAGGTCGCACACGCGATCTCCCGCTTGTTGTGGTTGCTCCCATAGTCGAACGTAACCGCCAAAGCGATATTAGCGGCTTTCTCATAGAGGAGGGTGATGCTGTCCATGCCTCCCGATACAACGATTGCTGAATCTTTCATGTCCGTATTTTTGAAGTTGGTTATTTTTATATAGCGAGCGGAATTACAGGAATTTATCGGCGTATTTGCTGAATTTCACCCACTCGTTGAAGTTGTTTACCGCGCCGCCTCGCGCTTTGAGCCTGCATCCCTCTTTGCTCATCTGCTCCATCAGGCCCGTGCGGGGATTGAACTTGTAGAGATAGCCGCCGCGATTGCCGTAGAGCCATGCCGTGCTATCGACGGAATCGAAATGATACTTTTGCAGATTGGCGACGGTGGTATAGCCCAGCCCGTGAATCTTCGCCTTGTGCTTGTGGGCGGTATTGATGAACCACGGAAACGCCTTTTCATAGATTGCGCGGGGGATTTCTTTCGTTACGATGCCTCCGATGGCGACATACGGATACTCCTCGCACATCTTGACGAAATACTCCTTGCCTCGGTTCTTGTGCCATACGGGGATCGGCTTCTTGCCCGTCATCCTTTCGAGCTTGTACCGCAGACGCTCGACTTCCGCCAATCCTACGACGCTGTCGATGTCCAGCTCGAAGAAGAGTTTGACATCATGACGGTTGATGAAATCGGCGTATTCCGAGACATAGGCATCCCAATCGCACCCGCCCTTGTGAGAGCCTGCCATGAACGTATAAGCGCCGCTATCGAGGAGGAATGATCCGAAGTACCTAACAAGCGGCATGAAATTCTCATTCTTCCGCAGGTAATAATAGCTTTCGAGGACGTTGATGCCCGAAAGGGATTTCTCCCCGTCCTCGATAAATTCCGAGTTGTAGATGGATTCCTGCGCACCGTTGCCCTCGGCGATAAAAGACTTCATCGCCTCGACTACTTCGCTGCGGCTATGCGGCGCGGCCAAATAAATTTTCATAACCTTTTGCCAAAAATCGCGGAGGTTGCCCGAAACTCCTCCTGCAAGGAAAATTGTCATAGCGTCTTTGTTTATCTCATGGAGCGGGACACGGTGCAAATAGACCGATATGAACTCGTCCAATTCCCCCCCCCTCTGTGCGTTACCGAGGCGTCTTATGATCTGATTTACATACAGCCGAATGAATATGACGCCCGGATATGGGTTGTTGCCCGCGAGGTGGATTTTCATCACTTGATCTTGATGCCCTCGTAGCGATCTGCGAGTACCTGTTCGATGAGCGACTTGATTTCCTCCTTTTGGTCGGAGTGTTCGTCGGGGATGGAGACGGTGATCTTTTCGCCCTTGTCTTTCTCCGTCGCGTTTTCGAGCTTGTCGAAAAAATCATCCACGTTGATCTCGCTCTCATCCATCGGCAGGTCGAGACCCCATGCGGCCAAAGCGTCGGAATCCCATTCGTTGGCGAGCATCGACCACTCCCACTTACCGAAGCCGGAGTTATCGAGGATCGTGTAGGCTTTCAGCTTCTCGATGGAGGTCTCTTTCGGAATGATGACACACGGGGCGTCCTTGAATCCGAGTTCGATGAGTGCGCGATAGCGCATGTTTCCGCCGATGATGATATACTTGCCATTGTCGAGGGGATAGACCAACAGCATTCGGTAGTTCATCAGTTCGGGGTACGCCTGAATGTCTTTTTTCAGGAGGTCGAGCTTGGATTCCAATATCTCGCGGGGATTCGCAGGAAGCCCGTCGAGCTGCCCCTCGTTGAGTTCCAGCATATCCATCCCGATAGAGACGAAATCGGCCGCGATAGCTTTCAGGGGCTTGTTCTCTTTACTCATAGCAGTCATTTTTTAAGATAGATACCACAAAGGTATAAAATAAGTATCTATTAGGTATTTATTTAGGCAAAAAAAAGAGCATTACTTCAAATAGGCGTTGATTTCGGACATGAACTCGTCGAAAGAGCGGCAAATGACATACTTGTATCCGGCCCATTCCGCCCGCTCCTGCCATGCCTTTTGCGATGGCTGTTGTCTGCCTTTCGGTGTCTTCATCTCGATACAGAGGCCGTGAAATTTCTTTGCCGGAAATAGGAGCAGGAGATCGGCAACGCCTTTCATCGTTCCCTCGGCTTTCATGATGGCCGCCTCGGATCGAAGCCGTGCGCCGCCATTCGGGACGGCGAAGAGAAGCATAGCGAGCTGCGGATATTGCATCCGAAACCAACGGACGCAGGTCTGCTGAATGATACTTTCTTGATGTCGCATATCAGTCGTGTGCTGGATAATCGGGAGTTAAAATGAGGAAAAACAATACCGCGAGATTCTTTGTCATCCATAACGCGAAGCCTATCAGGGCGAAAAAACCGATGTAGATGAGGGCTATTCCAATGTGTTTCATAATCAGTACCGAAAATCTGTGAAATGAACGATTACGCCGTGAAAGACCTTGTCCTCTTTCGGGTGTTTGCCGAAGAACCACTCCTTGAAGTCGGTCGTATTGAGGCCGTCGTTTTTGGCGATCTCATAGCAGTCCGCATCGAGCCATTCCCGACCGTCGATGCGGGCGGTGATCGTGTCGTTCTCGCTATGGTAATGCAGCTCGATCCGCTGAATGCCGATAGGCTGGTCGAGGCGGGCAATCTCTACCTGCGGTGAATTGTAGGGACGGCCCGACCATTGGCGGATCGAGAGGCAATACCCGCCCCTCTGCATCTTCTCGGCGATGGCCTGCCATTGGTCGTAGTTGCCTCGGATGGTGTGCTTCTTGCGCCCGCCATCGAGCGATTCCTTGAAGCCAGTCGGCTGACCTTTCCGGCTATGTATCATCGGGAACACCCGCGACAGCGTGATGATGATTTTCTTCTTTGCCATTATTCTGCGTTTTGATGTTCTGCATTCGTCATCGGGAGGAAGCAGGGACAGGTTTTGGTTTCGAGGTCATAACAGGCCCCCGTAAAAGGGGCGGGCGGTAATTTGCGCCGCTCCCATTCGCGGAAGAGATGATACCGACGGCATTTATCACTCAACAGGCAGAGGTAGCCGCTGCAATGTGTTATATCTCGGTTGTAATTCGTATCCATAATTCAAAAACATATTCAATTTCGCACGGAACCCGCGCTATTTCGCATTATCTCCTTTTGGCCTTAATGGTAATTGCGTCGCATCGGATTCGAGCGTATTCGCAGCCAAAACGGTTTTCTCGGATAGCCTTTGCAGGGGCGGCAGGTTTCGATATAGCCCCATCCGCATCGTGGGCGTTGATATTCCCATGAAAGCAGAGATTTTATGACCCGCTCCAAATCCATGAATACCTCCGCCAGTCCTACCATGATGCTCCCTCCTCAAAGATATTTCGTTGTTCGGGGGCTTTGGCCGCCGGAGTGCCGAGTGCGTCATGCACCCGCGCAATCTCGGCATCGACTTCCCGCTCGACTGCCTTGCTCTGATTGAGCGTAGTTTTCGACCGCGTGCGGAAATACTCCTTTTGCAGCTTCCGCATGAGGGCTACCTTGTCGAAGAATTGGCGGGCGTTCATTTGGCGGCGATCTTATAAACGTCCACAATCGAGGTCTTGACAATGGAGGCCATCTCGAAGTCCGAAACCGTGCCTTTCATCCCCTCGGTGAGATTCCGAATCGCTTGATTCAGGTCGGACGCCTGCACGAGGATATAGATCGCTTTCTTGCGCTCCGTGCCCGTCTCTTCGTCGAGGGTGATGAGATTGACCTTGGCTTTGAAGAAATGATCGCCGTCTTCATCCCAAAAGATTTCCGAGATGTTGCTGCGCTTGACGGCCGACACCGAGAACGCTCCCGATGTATAGGGCATCATCTCGTTGGTGATGCGGGCCTCGGCTTCCGTGAAAGAGAGGGCATCGACCAAATACGGCTCTGTTACGGTTTTCAGAGAGCCGTTTTCTCTCGTCTTTTCATAACGAACGTGTGTAGTAAACCACATAATGATAGAGTTTTGAGTTAGAACTTTGGTGTATTTTTGGTTATGCGGCGTAAAGCGCGAATCGCATTGTCTATCGTTTGACCGACGACAAAGGGATGCGGTTGCCTGCCGTGCCCGCCACGCCGCCATTTTTGGTAATGATGCAATGCTCGCAGGGTTTCTACGTCCGACATATGCTCCTCTTTGAATTTGCAGAGGTCGTCGCATCGGTATTGGTTCAGGGTGATGATGCAATGTCCGTATCCGTTTACATCTTCATTTTTGAAAAAGGCGCATTCGCCGCATTTGCAGGGTCTTATCATGTTTTGATTCGTTTTGTGGGTTATTCGTTATCTTCGTTTTCGGCCTCCCCCGTAGGCTCTCGGATGAATCCTCTGCCGTATTTCGGGGCCGCTGACATCTTCAAAGATCACGACGGCAATATCTCCGTCGGTCTTGCATCCAACCAGCCGACAGCCGGGCGGGATGCAGACCTGAATTTCATAGGTGCGTTTCATTGGGTGTTATCCATTTTTTGATGGAATTGATGTATTCAGGGGGAACATAATAGTTGAACTCACCTCGTTCAAGGGCATCTATCTCACCCCGTACAGCCTGTATTTTCCCATCTTGGGCCTGCCGTCCAAAGGAGAATAAATCGTCGTTGATGGGCGTATTTTGCAGTTGCTTCATCTTCGATTTTTTGGCTCGAAGCAGCGTTACACGCCGGGCGTCGATGTATTCTTGCCCTTGCAAGAGGGTTTGAGTGCCGATGAATAACTCGACTTTTCTCCTCGGATTACTCACCTTGACAAGCGCGGCGATATACTCGAAATACCATCTCCATTGGCTCACGATACGCATGGGCAACTTATTCCGATAGTATATCACCTCGTCGGCATGGCAACCTTTGTAGATCGTGATCTTGACGCAGAACGCATCCTCTATTTTCTTCATATTCTGATGATAATTGAGGTTCCTATTTGGCGAGTTGTCGTTTTTCCGAACTCGTTGCATATTTCGCGCGGATAGATGCTCAAATCGGAGATATGTACTTCGTTCTCCTCTTCAAACTTCATCAGCAAGCAGGAGATTTGATCTTCGAGCCGCTCCTTGGCGGCTTTGATTTCTAATATTGTCTTACTCATACAAACAGCGATTTTTGAACCCTCGTCAATACTTTTGTCTTGGCATCGGCGCAGAAGTCCTTTTTGATCTCGAATCCGTATGCCTTGCGCCCCATGTTGGCCGCCGCGAGGAGGGTTGTCCCGCTTCCGGCGCACGGGTCGATCACCACGTCCCCCTTATCGGTGAATATCTCGATCAGTCGTTCCAGCAGGGGAACGGGTTTTTGCGTGGGATGGATCTTCGGGGTGTCGGTATCGCGTACCCAGTCGAAGCAGTTGAAGATCATCCGCCCCTCGTTGTTGAACTTCGGCAGGCGGTCGCGGTATAGGATCAGGCCGTATTCGCAGTTGCCGACGACTTTCATGTTGGCTTTGAGTACCTGCGCGGAAAAATCCTTGCGGAATACGAGCGGGATATACTTTTTCAGGCCGTACCGCTGTCCCAGTTCGATGTAGTAGTGCTGCTGCTCGAAAGGACAGAACAGGATCATGCAGGCCGCACCGCCTTTTCGTCTTCCCCCCCCCTCGGATTCCTCATCTTTCAAGGGCTTGTCCTTACGAAGCATCTGACTACAAAAGTGCATGAACTCGGCAGGTCGGAAATCCTTGTCGGTATCGAAAAATTGCTTGCCCGCCAGCTCGCTCTCGCCGTTCTTATTGTCGCCATCGACATACCACGCCGGATTGCTGGCATAGGCATTCGCTCCGAGATTGTACGGCACGTCGGCGATGATGAGCTGCGCCTTGGGGATGCCATACGACTTGAAATTCTGGAAGTGGTCGTTGAATAATTCTATGTCTTTCATATTCCCGTTTATTCGTTGATTGGCCGCCATTGATAGTGGCTCGGTTTGCGATCCAAGTCGCCCCGCCATTCGGAGGCATTATCGTAGTCGATGAGTTCGATGTTCCCATCCCGTTTGTCCCTGACAAGGCGCGGCAGCTTTCGGAAAATATCGTCGAGAGCGTTATCTGTGGCGAATCCCGATGCGTCGGTGTGGATGTCGCGCCATTGCGTCAGACGTGCAATCTGCTCGTTCAGAGTGGTGATCTCCTCGGCTTGCTTATCCAATGCCCGTTCGTATGCGGCGGCGGTCTGCGGCGCGATATTTTTCGTCTTGCCGATGTTGCGCCAATAGCGGCGAATCCAGTTCCACATCGCATAGTAGAACTTATCCCGCATATCCCGCCGGAGCAAATCGGCCTGCACTTCATACTTGGTTGTATGGAGGCATGGAGCGGCCTTTACGACGCGGAAGTACCTCGAATCGGTTATATACATCAGCCCTGCGAATTTCGGGCATTCAGCCTCGGAAATGATCCCCGTCGGACAGACATAGTAAAAGTAATTCGGGCGTTGGTCGTTGATAGTCCCATCCGAGGCGGGCAATCCGTGCAGAATGCGCATTTTGTCCTGCTTGTGGGCCGCCTCGTTCAGAAAATCCGAATGGCTGATCTTGATCTCGCACTCATACACATATCCGGCTTTTGAGATTGCCAAATAATCGGATTCCCACGCATAGAACAGGAACCCCAGCATCTCAAATGCGGGCTTCGTCAGAATCGGATGATTCCAATAGAGCGCCTGCTGGATGCTCTCCTCCGTGAATTTCGGTTTTGTCGGGGTTTCGCCCCGTGTGCCTATCATTCCCATATCGCTACATCATTTCGCGCCAGCCGATGACTTTGGCGTAGGTTGAGTGTTCGATGAAGAACCCGCCCAATTCGGGCGCATAGAAATCGGTTTGAATTTGCCCGCTCGAACATTTTACGAGAACATCTTTATTCGGTTCGGGTAACACCTCTTTCGGGTCGTTCCAGCGGGTGAGCTTTTCCTCCATTTCCTGCTCGGCAATCTCGACAGCCCTTTTCGCGCAGGACGTAAGTAGATACTCATAGCCACAGGAATCGGTTATGGATGATGCAAACAGGATTTCTTCTGCTTTCTTGCTTTTCATGGCTCTATTCTTTGCGTAATCTGATGACATACTCGGCATTCGCACAACCTCGGTCGATTATCTGAATGCCGATAAGTTTGTCGCCGGCATAGGCCCGTACCCACTCTTCGTCGCAGGATGCGAGACGCTTGCCATCCTGCGTATTCCCGCGGAGAGCGAAATGATCTTTTTTTTCTACTATGCGGCAAGGGTAGGATTTCGCTATCCGATTCATGAATCGGTTGATCTTCTGAACATGGGGAGGGATAGGAGCTTTGATAATGCGATTTCCATTATCATCTTCCCGATAGCAGTTCGGGCAATAGTGGTGGCCGCTTACCGAGTGCCAATCTGCCTCGTATGCCTCCTCTTCTGCTGTATCGCGGTCATACCAAGCACTATTATCATTGCTGTTAATCAGGGTTTCCCCGCAACGGTCGCATGTGACGCCGTATAAAATTTCAGGTTTAATCATTGTGTGTAATTTTTATTTTTAAGCTACTCTCTGCATCGGGCGTACATCACCCTCGATCAGTCGGCGGCAAAGGGCCTCGCAGAGAACTCTCGCCATATTGACCTCGACGGCGTTGCCGATGAATTTCTTTTGGTCTGCCTGCGTCCCGACCAGCACATAGTCGGAGGGGAAGCCCATGATCCGCTTCAATTCAGGGATGCGGAGCATCCGCATCTTGATGTCGATGATGCCGTACAACACCATGAATTGCTTGATCTTTGCCATCGCCGGACTGTCGTCCGGGGTTATTGCGGTTGCGCTTTCTTGCTGTTCCATTCGGCAGGTTACGAGCTGATGTTTCGGGTTGGTCGTAACTGTCGGTGCAGGACTTTCGATGTCGCAGGGCGTGCCGTTCCCGTACTGCATATCCACGAATGCGAGCCTGTCTCTTGTCGTCAGCGTCGGGGCGGGGGCATCGACGCTATGGTTATGCCCGTTGCCGTAATAGGCTGTGATGAATGAGTGGTGATCCCTTGTGGTTATCACCCCCGCAGGCCCCTCCACCGAAGCGTTTTTACCCTCCGGGTTGCCGCTGAAATACTTGGAGAGGAAACTCACCTGTGCCACTCCGAGCCGATTTTGAGTTACGACGGTCGGGCAAGGTTCATCGACGCTCGGAGCGTGGTATTTTCCCGTGCTACTCATCGAGTTCCATTTCACCAAAAACGCATCTTTGCCGCCCGCGACGAACTTTATCAGGCCCGCATAGATTCGTTCCAGCGTCGCATCGACGAGGGCTTTCTTGCGTCCGAAAATGCTTTCTCCCTCATCCGAGAAATCCAGCACTTCGCGCACGGGTTTCCAGCGTTGCATCAGACCGAATAATCCCGTAGCCCCGTCTTTGCTGTGTGTCGGTTCGGGAAATACAATCGGGAGATTGCCTTTGGCGAAGATTCCGAAGAACCGGCGGCGAGTGGTATATGCTCCGTAATCGGCCGAGTTGAGTATGCGATAGGCAAACCGATAGCCATACCCGCAGACATTCGACACCCATTGCTGGTACAACCGTCCCGCATCCTTGCTGATCGGCTTGCCGTTCTCGTCAAGGTCGCCCCACGACATGAACTCCTCGACATTCTCGATCTGAATGTAGTCGGGGTTGATGGCTTCGATGTATCGGAAAAGATGCTCGGCCAGCGTGCGGCTGTCGGCATCGCGGGGTTGCCCGCCTTTGGCCTTGCTGAAATTCGTGCATTCGAGGCTCGCCCACAATACGATGAGGGCGTCGGGGTATTGCCGCCGCATTTCGGCGATATGAGCGGTCAGCGGGGATAATTCCAGCGTCCGAATATCCTCCGTGAAGTGCAGCGCGTCGGGGTGGTTGGCGGCATGGGAGGCGATGGCATTGGCATCATGGTTCACGCACCCGATGACCTTTGCGCATTGCCGCCCCTCATATCGGGCGTTCTCGACGCCGGTAGAGGTCCCGCCCGCTCCGCAGAATAAGTCGATGTATAGCAGTTTCATGTCGCCTTATTTTTTCGTTTCACATTCATTCCATCGCCGCGCGATCTCTTCTCCGAGTTTTGTCGCGTCGGGTAAGGTCTCTTTGAAGTCGATGTATAAATCGCGGCTGAATAGCTTGATTTGGCCGATAGGGATGTTCCATCCGCAGTCGGGGTCTTTGATGCAGAGATCGACCCGTCCGTGCTTGTCGTCGGGAATGCAAACGAGCTTTACCCGCTCCGTGTCGAAGCTGCCATCGACGAACTGAAATTTTGGTGTGATTGTCATTCCTCGCCTCCTTTCAGCAATTCGGGGTTATCGTGGATGTTGCCGACTACTTCAAAAAAATGAGTAGAATCCGTATAGCCCCAATTCGGGGTATTGAACCTACAAGCATGGTTTATCCACTTTATTTCACTTTTGAAAGGCCACAGATAGCCATTGATACTACCATTGCTTCCTCCGATTATATCCCCCTCGTAAATCTCCTTGCCGTTCTTGTCTTTCAGGCCCGTGTATTGGCCGACGGTGGCGGGATCAACCTCGTAACGGCCATAATCAACCGTATTCCAATCTGAAATTTCATATTCACCACCGAAATACAACAGGCTGCCGTATATCCACTTCCCATTGTCGAGACGCTTGCCTCGGAATTTAATTTCCCTCATATAGCTGCGTTGATTTATTGATTGTTACATATCCCTGCCGTCCATGAATTTACCGAGGCCGAACCACACAAAGGATTTTTCCCAGCCGCGTTCTCCGACATATCGGATGATTGACCATTTCGTAACCGCCATTCGGGGATAGGTATATGTTTTGGGGTCGTATCCTTTCCCGATTTTGACGTATTCCTTGCCGTTGTTGGCCCGAAAGAGGGCGAAAAACTGCGATTTCAACGGGCTGTTGTCATCGACCCATGCACAGATAAGGATGCGCCAGCCGCGAAATATTTTCCTGATAGCTCCTATGTGAATCATGATTAACTATATCTTACTTGTGAAACATTTTCGCAGCGCACCCACATCGGGTCGTCTGCATCAATTCCGCTGTCGTCGTATAAGGCAAACAAGCGTTCGGGAAAATTGCAGGATATGACTTTATACCAGCTTCCTCTGTATTCTGCAATCATGCCTGCGCAAAAGCGTAGCGCATCAAATTCGTCTTGTGTCATGGCGTCGGTTTTTTCACGATTTTATCCGGTTTGCAATCGAACTCCCAATCTACGTCGGTTCCGTAGCAGGTGTGGATTTCGCCCATATTCATTCCGCATCCGATTCTCACCATTTGGACGGCCTCGGCGTGGGTATGGGCACGAACCTCGAATGTGCCGTTGAAGATGAACCGAGCCTTGATCTTGTAAACCCGCTTTTTCGGCTCTTGCGGATAGGTTTTGAGCCGTGTTTTCAGCCTGCGGATCGTCGCCCGTGCTTCGGCTCCCTCTTTGGAGGCTTGAATGGCGGGCATCTCGCTCTCCAATTCGGCGATGCGTTGCTCGATAGCCTCGCGTTTTAATTTGACTTCTGTTCCCATTGCGTTGAATTTTGTGTCTTTGCTATGTTTCCTGCGATCTGACGCATTTATTCGGATTCTCCGGCCAACTTATCGCCTGCGCGATAATACTGCGGTAAATCGCAGAAAAACGAATTACTTGCGATAGGTCTCATTCTTGAAGATTATGACTTCCAACATCTCGTTGAATCGGTCGGCGATGCGGTTGCCGTATTTCTCTCGGATTTGAGACTTTGTGAGGTTGGTCGTGATGAACGTGAAGAGCTGCAAATTGTAGCGGTATTCGATCAAGTCTATCACGGGGTTCATGACATTGCCGTAGTCGAGAACTTCGGTCGGCTCGCGGCCCATGTCTTCGATGGCGATCATCGGCATATTGCGCAGATTGCAAAAGCTGGCGTAATCTTTGGCGAGCTGGGCGATCTCTTTTGCGTCGATGATCCGAATGCCTTTCCGCACCTTGAAATGCCCGATGTCGTTGAGCCAGTTGGTCGCAGCTTGGAACGCATACAAGAGGGTTGTTTTACCGTTGCCCGGTACGCCGCAAAGCATGATCCCGAATTTGGCGTTGTCGCTTGTCAGAAATTTGGCGATATGCTCGATGTTGGCTTTGGTCTCCACGTCGGCGATGAACCTGCGATGCCGATATTCGACCTCCGACTGATAGGATGCGAGAAGAATATCCTCCGCCTGCTTCGGCGTGAGTTCCCATCTAAAACGATCCCTCGAAGTCTTCCGGGCGAGTAGCTGTCGCTTCAATCCCTCGACGTTTATCATCTGATCTTTGTTGATTGTTACCATTTCGCTTGTCATCTCCTTTCTGCCATGTGGCGACCGCCGCGTGCCAGTTTTTCATTTTGTTTTTTCCGACATACCACCCTTTGCTTTCGTAGAAATTCACGAACCGCTCGGCATCCACCGTATAGCCCTTTTCTTGGATATAAGAATCAACCTCCTCGATAGAGGGCGGGGAAAAGCGTTTTTTGCTTTTTCCACTTTTCCCCTCTCTATTGTCTTTTATATTCTTATTATTCTTATATTCAGTATCGCCGGTAGTATCGCTGGCGGTATCGTCGGTATTATCGAGGGTGTTATCATGGTCGGCATCACCCGATATAGGATCACCTTGATAATTATTGTAGTTGCATATCGTTATGAGTGTTATCCTATTCGGCAATACATTCGTATCCTTGACAATCATCCCGTCTTCTTCGAGCATAGATAAAAAGTTGAGAATCGTTCGGGGGGACGGCGTCCTTTTGGCTTCGTTATCGTCGATGTATTCCCACCTTTTACGGAGATAGGATACGGATGCCGCTAACTGCCCTCGTTTGATTACGAATACCGTCGAACCAAAACTTTTCTTTTTATCTTCCCATTCGGCGAGCATCAGCAGGTCGATCCACCACTTCAAATAGCGAGGCCGTTCCCAAATCCAATGCTCCCGAATGGTTTGATATATTTTTATCCATCCGCCCATCACCTATTTCCCCATGAAAGCAAGGTAAATTTCAGCGAATTGTTCTCCGGCGTATTTCGCCAGCGCAGACGATTTGAAGCAAAGGCGAGACCCGATAATAGCATCCGTAACCGAGGGCGCGTAATGCGAAGCCGCATACGAAAACCCGGCAGACGAGCCGGCATTCGCAGTACCGCCGAAGAGGACAACTTTCTTGCGCTCCTCCTTGTCCATCTTGGCGATCTCCTCTTTGGTGTAGAGCCAAAACCACGGGAAGTAGCGGTATTCGTCCTCGGTGAACTGCGGCGTCCAACCCTCATTGAGAGCTGCGGTAATGATGCGGAGTTTGAGATAGGCAAGAATGTCGTCAGTTGCCACATCGCTGTCCTTGAATCGTAAATACTCCCAAACCAGCCGATTTTTCGCATCGCCCAATTCGTGACAAGCGTCCTCAAAGGTCTTTACGCTCTCCATGATGTTTTTGGGACGGAACATCTCCTTGCCGAAGAGATTTTCGAGCATCTTTTTGTTGTCTGCATTGCCGTTCTTGTAGGCATCGAGCAGGTTATTTTTCTTGATAAAAATGTTGTTGCCGTTCATTTTCAGTATGTTTTTTAGTTCTTCTTGTGTGAAACAGGTTGCGCATCCCATGATGAAGTGCGAGAGATGCGCTTTGTCGCACCAATAGCCGAGGCGGTTGCAATCTGCGATATTCATAATATCACGGTGGGACGTGAGTTCGACGAATATCTGCCCCTCTTCCTCTTTTCGGGTCTTGTCTTGCTTTACTATCAGCATCGTATTTGATTTCTTTAATCGCTCATATCGACGTGGTATACATTTTTGCATTGATCGCAGATATATACCACATCATTACACCGATACAGGTATTGGGAATTATCGAACTTCCGCCGGGTATGCCCGGCTTCCCTGCATTTTTTCAATTCGGGAGCATTGAAGTCGAATTGCCATCCGAGGTCGGTATATCCCTTTGGTAAGGCGAATTTTTTCCCATTAGGGTTTGGTATTTGTTTCATTTTCAATTTTCTGTAATCGTGGAATAATCCGTTTTATCAATCTTATGGCGTTGATGAGCCGTGTATTGCCTCTGTCGATCTGCACGTTTTCGAGTATCAGCGGCAGATGACGCAGAAGCGTTGAGAGGATGTAATTCGGTACGGGGCGCATATCAGTACGGTATTTTGTCGATATTGACCTCCAACCCGGCGCAGGCGATATAAGCGGGTTTTCCTGCGATTTCCCGCGCTTCCTCGGCGAACGCTTGGGCATTGCTATTCCCGTCGGAGAGATGCAGTAAAATCACCTCGTTTGTCTCCGATAGGTCGGTCGTCCGCAATACCTCTTTCGTCGTTTCAAGTTCCATGTGCGAGCTGAATAACCGACTGCGCATAGAGGGCGGCATGAAACCCCGGTCTATATTCTGCTGTAAGATCGCATCGGAGTAATTCGCCTCGATCATCACATGGTTCAGGTTCGGCAGCCGATATTCAAACATCATCGTATCGGTTATGAAAAGCAGGCGTCCCATTTCCTGATGCTCGATAACGAACCCGGCGCACGGCACATCGTGGACGACTGGAAGTACGAAGACTTTGAAGCCTCCCACTTTGTAGCCGTGCATCGGTTCGATTTCCTTGCAGAATACGCGAGTTCTCAAACCTCCGGCATCGAACACATCCGAGAGAGCAAGGACGCGGATGCCGCAGGCGAGAATGTCTTTCAACGACTTCGCATGATCTTCGTGTCGGTGGGAAATGAGGCATCCTACGACTTTGCCGAGCTGCCATCCGAGGCCCTTTTTGATGTCGCGGATCGGAATGCCCGCCTCGACAATCAAGGTCTCATCGGCCGCTTCCAAGAGGTAGCAGTTGCCCCGTGAAGAACTCCCTAAACATTTCAGAATCATACTCCCGCGTTGTTGGATCAGTATTCAGGTGCAGGGGCCGGTTGTTCTTCGCCGCCTCCTTTGATTTCGCCTGTCTCCGTATCGACTTCCTCGTATTCGGCGGCGGCCAAATCGACGGCCTGCGCATTGGCGTTGCCGAGTGCTTCGTTGCGGTTCGATATGGCCTCATCTTCGGCATCGCGGGCCATAGCATTCTGCATCTCGACGGAGAGGTAGCCGTATTTCGACAGCAGGCGGCGGACGACGGTTTTGATCGCCATGTCGTTGAAGTTGCCCTCCCATCCGACTTTCTTGCCGATGATGCCGTCGTTGGCTTTGGCGATGAGTTGGGCGACGGTGGTTTCATACTTTACGGAGGGGGAGTATCGCTTTGCGTAGGCCGCCATATCCTCGACGGTTACATAGAGCGTCTTTGAGAAGCCGTTCAGCAGCTCGAAATAGCAGAAGTAGCCGATGATCTTGTCGGAGGTCTTTTCGCCGTCGAAAGCGATCTCTCCCGTGAGCTTGTTTACCTTGCGGACTTCGCCCTCATAGACAACATCGGCATTGATCGTCCGATACTGGCCCGTCCGCATGGCGAGCTGGATATAGCCCTTGTAGCCGGGGATGAATGTCGGCGTCGGAACTTTTGTCCATGAGCCATCCGGCTGTTTCACCGAGTTGTTATAGACCACGATGTAGGCGAAGCCGAGGGCCTTGTTCAGAGGAAGCCGCAAGGTTGCGGCGCGGAGAGCTTCCGCGATGACGAGCTGCGGTTTGCAGGTCTGCAATGATTTGTCGCCCGTATAGAGGTCGATCAAGGATGCGACGAACGTATCCTTATGGTCGCCGAGTGCGTTCTTGAATTGCGCCTGTACGGACGGCGCGTTGATCGTTGCTTTCAGCAGGTCGATAGGTTTTTCCTGCCGTGCCACGGCTTGCTGTGATTGAGCCGGGGCTATTTGGTTATCTGCCATGATGAATAGAGTTTGAATGTTAATGTTTTGCGAGTTTTTCGAGGGCGGCGAGCTTCGCTCCGAGTTCGGCTATCGGCATCATTTCGGAGTTGGAAAGGAATGCGGCCATGCTTTTCACCATCCCTCGACCGCTCCCGATGATAGCTGTGCATTGGGCCGTCGTCGTGCCATCTTTCGGCGTCTCGTTTACGAGGAGGATGCAGGACTTCTCACTTCCCCCCCCCTTGTCGTTTACCAGCATTTCGAGTTCGTGTTCGATCTCCTCCACGCGGAGGATGAATGCGCTTTTCTGTTCTTCGTTTTTCATGATTGCGTTGAATTAAAAGTGAATGATTATTAACTGAAAAGGCTCTGCGGAGCCGTATTTCCCTGATGTTTGATGATGAGTTTGTCGTCGTGCGATACGAACAGCCGAACGACCTGCGATTGCGTCGGATGCAGGGTATTCACGCTTTCCGAGCCATCGGCGAAGATCGGGGCGGAAATGCCCTCGAATCGGCATATCGCGTTGATGATGTCGATGCCCGCGTTGAACTGACCTGCGGTATTGGCGTCGGAGAACGGGACGCCGTTCACCATAGCTTCGCAGGTTTCGACCTCGCAGCCATTGATCTGCGTCTCGAACAGCCGGAATTTCACGAAGTCGAAAAGCCCGTTTACCTTGCCCTCGATGGCCTCCGCGCGAGCTTTCGAGAATGCCGTCATCGTAAATTCGATACCTTCCAACTGGGCGAGTTCTTCCGATTGGGCTTTGAGGGCCTTTTCGAGTTCGGCGATGCGCTGGTTGTTGCGCTCGATCTCCTCGCGCTTCATCAGCCGCTTTTTGAGGCTGTCGATACCCTCGATGAGCGAGTTGCGCCCATCGCGGAGCAGTTCGTCCTCCGAGGCCGATACGGGTTGCTCGACGGATTTTTCGAGTTCGGCGATTTGCTTGCCGATGGCAATATACTCGGCATTGGCCTCAATGGTGGGGGTCGCGTCCGGCTCGATAAGTTTTGCTGTGAGGATGCCGCTTGCCTCGATCTCGGCGATGATCTTTCTCTGTTTGGCGATGCGGGCCTCGCAATCTGCGATGTGCCTCTGTACCTCATCCATGCGGAGCTTGTTCTCCTTGCCCCGGCGGTTATTCTCTTCGAGGTCGGCGGCATTGCGGCGGTTGAAATTCTCGGTGATCTCCTGCTGGCGGCTCTCGATCTCCTCGATCTCGAACCGACGCTTGCAGGTCGGACAGATAAATTCGTTCTCGTCGAATACCAGCCTCCGGCCATTGATAGCCTGCCATTGTTCGATGAGTTCCGCGCGGCGCTTGGTGCAGGCGTCCAGCTCTGCGCGGGCGGAGGCAAGATCGCGCTCGGCGGATGCCTTGTCTCGCTTGGCGCGTTCCAAATCTTCGGCGGCGGCGCGTTGCTTGGCTTTGTCGGAGCGATAGAGGGCCTGTACCTCGTTCTTGATTTTGAGTTCGAGGTTCAGACGCTCGGTTTTCAGATTGCCGATCTTGCGGACATCGGCAAGTCGGGCCTCATTCGCGGTGGCGTAGGCTTTTGCCGCATCCGCGAGCTGTGCCTCGACCTGCGCGAGCGATTCCTGCTTGGCTTTGAGTTCCGTTTCGAGGGCCGCCCAATCCTCCGCTACCGGCACATCGCGGCGGCGCTCGTCGATGCGTTCGGGAATGGCCTCGATTTCGGCTTTCAGACGGCGTTTCTTCGCGGCGATCTCTTTCTTGTATTCATCCATCGTCTTGCCCGTGAGAGAGGCAAGGAGGGCCGCAAAATCGGCATTCCCTACTGCTATCTCCTCGTCGGAGATTCCGCCAGCCATGCGGAACAGCATCGCCCGCTGCGTATCGACGCTCTGTGCCGTGAAATAGCGGGGGTTGGTGATGAATTTGAATACCTGTTCGGGGCAAATAGCCGCGATCTTCTCGTTCCACTCCTTGACGGAGCAGGGCACGTCGTTGTAGAGGCGTTCCTCCTCGTGCCCGACGAACTCCTCGACGGCCGATCCGCGTTTCTTCTGCCATTTCTCGGTGAAGCGGCGGCAGAGGGTTACGACTTCGCCATCGACCAGCAGAACGGCCGATACCTCATGCGGGAGCTTCGGGATGATTTTGCCGTTCGCGTCGTAGGTCTTGATGCCGAACTGCTTTCTGTCCTCGCTGTTCTTGCCGAAGAGCAGCCAGATGAAGCCGTCGAAGATCGAGGTCTTGCCGAGGCCGTTCTTGCCGTAGATTTCGGTGAGGCGGTCGTCGAACTCGACCGTCAAATCTCGGAGACCCTTGAAATTCAAAAATCTGATTTCTTTAATGATTACCGTTTTCATTTGCGTTGAATTGAATGGTTATTGAATACTCTCGATGTAATACTGGGCGACCTTTTTCCCCGTCGTCGTCTCTACCCGTGTCGCTTTGAATTTGATTTCGGGGTGGCTTTTCCGCAGGTCGCTGATGCGCGATGCGAGCCTCATGCACCCGAACATCCGCAATGCTTCGAGGCTTGTGATCCGGCTGCCGTTCAGCAGGTAGGCAAGTATGCGCCTGCATTGGCTCTCGGATTCGTGAATATTGGGATTGTCGTTCATAATCAGGTTATTTATGCGTTACGGCATAGGTCGTTCCCCGGCTTTTGATCTCATCGTTGGTCTGTATGCGGGATTGGAGTTGCCATGCCTCGATCTCCTTTTTCTTGAAATAGATTTTGTTCCCCTGCTTGTAGTGCGGAATCTTCTTTGCACAGGTCAGATGCCGCACGCGGCTTTCGGATATGTCGAGCAGCAGGGCGACCTCCGAAGTGTTGAGTGCTTCTTTCGACGAGATAAGAAGCAGCCGCTCGATGCGTTCAAGTCTTTCCTCTACTCCCATGTCTCGTCCTCCTCCTGCATCATTTTCGACATTTCGGGGATCAGTCCGCGAGCGTCCCAATATTCGCTCATCCGAAAGATGAGATACCACGATCCGAACCCGATTACTTTTGAGGCTACCATGATGAAAAGCCAAGCCCCGAATGGCTGGTCGTCGATAGGGACGGAGAACGTCCCGATAACAGCGATAATACCGACGACCGTCAGAACGTAGTATCGCCAATTCAACAAGGCTTTCAT